TTACTTCGTTGGCTCCACGATCTCGCCGACGCGACGATAGACGGTCTCGGTGATGCGCTTGTCGGTGTGTCCAAGCAGCCTGGATGCCCGGCCCAGGTCAGCAATTTCAGAGGCTGCCTTCGGGCGGATGTCTCGGAACTGAAACTGACGAATCGCGGTGGCCAGCGTCTCGTCGAGGTCCTCAAGCGCCGCGCCGGCGGCGGCCGACCGTGCCTCGTCAAAGCGAATGCGCAGCATGGAGGATGTCATCCGGCGCCCATCGGGCGTAGTGATCAGGTACGGGCCGGCTACGCCGCGCTGGCGCCGCTGCTCGCACAGCCGCGCAACGAGTTCTCCAAGCGCCGTCGGGCTGCCCTCGACATCGAGCATGATGCGCAACTTCTTCGACGTCTTGCCCTGGGCGATCTGCAGGTGCCCATCCTGAATGTCCGCCTCCCGAATGATCAGTACGTCGCTCGGCCGCTGGGCGGTGAGATAAGCGAGGTCCATGGCGTCGCGGAGTTCCGGTGGCGCAGCGCCGTATACCGCGTTCCAGACCTCGGCCCTGGCGTAGAAGTCGCGCGGCGTCTCGCGGTTCTTGCGAACCCCCTTCACCGGGTTTTCAGTCGTGACGATCCCCCACTCCCTGGCGATGTTGAAGATGTGGGAGAAGAGGGAGAGCTCCCTGTTCGCCCGAACCTTCGCGGACCGCTTGTCCCGGTACTGTGCCAGCACTTGGGGGTGAGCGCCTCGACCGGCGCTTCTGAAAACGCCTTTCGCAGTTGCGTCAGCGAGAGGAGGTTGTCTTTCTGGGTGCGTGGCGCTTTCCCAGGGATGATCTCTTTTTCGTACCGGTCGAACACGTCACCCCATTTGCGCAGGGTCTTCGGAGCCGGACTGGCATCCAGCCGCGCCCACTCCAGCTTTGCCAGGTCCAGGTCGGTGCCGAGCGGGATTTCCTTCCTCTTTCCGTCCTCGCCGCGGCCGTCGTAGTAGTATCCAACCCACAATTTCCCTCCTTTCAGCTTCCTGGTCCGGCGAATCATCCGGGGTGGGAGATCCCTGTTCTTCGGCTGCTTCGGCCGCATTTCAACTCACCTTCGACAGATCCAGCGTCCACGGTTCCTGTACAGCGACCGTTCCGTTCGGTTTCACTCCGGCCAGCCGCAGGCGGGCATAGATCCGCCCGACGACGGGTCGCTGCGCAGCATTCAATTCGTACTTCCAGCCATGAGATGCCAGCCACTCGACCTGTTTTTTCGATGACTTGGCGCCGATCATGGCCTCCAACTCCTCCTTCGAGAGGAACTCAGATGGGGTTTCCATGGGCAATGCCTCTCCGCCCAGGCGGATCGCCTGGGGCCGAAATTGAGTGTTAGGATTCTCGCCCCGGCCGGGACTGGCCTCAGGAAGAGGCCGTGGTGGCTCCCGGCTGGGGACTTTGCGATATGCCTGCCCGGTCGAGACGTTCGATCTCGGCCAGCGCCAGGGCGCAGGCCTTGACCAGATCGCGGCGTGGGGTGGTCGGCTTCCACGAGTCTTTGTCCCAAGGCCAGAACAGTGCAGAGCCATTCTGACGACCGTCCGGCCAGTCCGTGCCGATGCCGCCGGCATGGAGCGCGTAGCAGCCGGCTGCCTGGGCCATCTGTCCATCGGCGTGCTCGTCGTCGTGCTCCGGCGTCCAGCCCTCGGCCTCGACTTGCCGGAGGCGCTCGGCCTGCACGTCGAGCCAGGCCTGGGGCGTCTGCCCGGTCGGGGCGGCGCGGGTCTGCCAGGCTTCCATGCTCCGCGCAGTAGCGCCGCAGTCGTTGCACTCTGGACCGCGCGTGCCATCGCCGCGAAGCCAGCCCGTGGGATCTACCTCGCCACCGCAGAAGGGGCAGGGTGCTGGCTCAACATCTCTGCCTGCCTGCTCTACCGATGCAGGCGCGTCACGAAGCGGTGTGCCGACCAGGCCCTTGGCGGCCAGGTAGTTGGTGGCGCGCGCCACCAGGTTGCTTTCCGGGGCATGCCGCTTCAGTGAACTGGCCAGCATGCGAACCAGCATTGCCAGTTCCAGGGTGCGTTGTCCCTCGGCGCGGCCGATGTCGTAGAACGGACGAAGCCAGTGATCCTCCGCAGGCGGCTGGCTGGCCTGGGCGCCGAAGGCCAGCGCGCCGGTGATGGCGTCTGCGATGACCTGACGCTGGTCGATCACCGACTGGGCAGGCATGTCATTGCCGTGCGCATTGCAAATCGCCGCCATGTTGCGTAGAGACTCCAGCAACTCTTCCTTGTCAGGGTTTATTCCGGTGTCATGGCCGATGGCTTCCCATGCTTCCAGTACCGTGATCACCTCCGACCGGAAACCGGAGTACCAGAGTTTCACGGCATCTTCCTTGGCGAGCGGGTAGCTGAGGCCTGCGGCGATCAACTGGTCTTCGGACGGCGGCGCCTGGTCCTTGATAAGGGCCAGCAGGCTCTCGGCGGAAGAGTGAACCTCGTCGAGATCCGTCGACCAGCGGTGCGGGCTGGTGTCGTGGATGTTGTCCAGGGCTTCGACGATGCCGCGCAGGCGGGTGGCGCATTGCTGAATCAGTTGGTGTTGGGTAGGGACATTGTGGTGTCTCCGGTTGCTCCGGCGCCGTAGTCCAGCGGCTGACCGATAGGTATAGGGGCATCCTTGCGCCGTAGTGGCGCAATGGCATGGAGTGGGGTAGGCTCGATTTTTTGCTCAGGGATGAATCGATGAAGCAGGCGCAGCGACAACTAGTGGTAAAGACGCTTAAGGTGATTGGCCTGATCGGAATTGCAGTCTTCCTTGCAGTTTCTGTCCTTGCGCTCTTTCAGGTCGTGACTACCGAATACACCCTAAAGAGCTTCATCAGGGAACTGTTCAGCGAGGAAGTCTTGATTCTGGTGTTCTGGTTACCGCTCGTTGCAGGGGGCTGCTGTCTGTGGCTATCCGCATTTGTCAGCGCGGGCGCAGATCACTAGAGGTATCCAGATACGCCCCGTGACATGGCGTTACCCTCGGCGCCCAAGGCAGGAGCGCCTGATTTCCACGCACGTACAGAGGGTGGCGCGGGTGGCCATCCTTCGTCGTGCCAAGACACCAGAGGCGCCCGCCGGCGGCGGTCAGGATGCTGGTTACGGCTTCTACTCGCTCGGGCTTCGCATTGGCGCCCCAGGCGCACACGATGTCGGTGTACTCTCGGGCGATCGCGCGCAGGTGCCAGTCGTTGTCTGGGCCTATTGGGTCGTCGTGCTTCCAGAGGTCGGCAGGGTTCGTCGCGCGCAAGGCGTACAGATTGACGACGGCGATCCCGTTGCAGCCCCAGGCCGAGGCGAAGTTGCGGCAGCGCCGGATCGTTGGATCGTCGAGCGCGGCATCGGCGGTGCTCGGATTGAGCATTAGGAAGACCGCTGTGCCCTTGTCGGCCAGGCAGTCGCCAGGGCGAGTCAGAAGGTAACGGTACTGGCCGCATTCACTGATGATGGCGCTCATGGCGTCACCCGCTTGAACTCGACGACCCAGACCCAGGGTTGGCCTGCCAGGCGCCGGCTCCGTTCAACTGCTCCCAGAGGAAGCCGAATGCGCCCTTGGCGGTATCGCCCCAGCAGCCAATGTCCGAGCATGCCTGCCGAGCGTGGTCGCATGGCTCGCCGCGCACTCCCTCTGCCAACGCCTGCTCTTCGCTGATGTCCTGCAGGCGCTCGACGCGCACGGCGGTGATCTCCAGCAGGATGCGGCTGGCCCAGCGTGGCATATGGATAGAGGGACGGCCTCGGCCCTTGGAGATCATGGAGCATCCGGTCTGCCGGACGCTGAAGTCTGCTGGGTACCAGATCGGTTCACCTTGGCTGAGGTCGCGCGGCGCGATTGCGTCTACCTGGGCATCTGCCGCCCAGGCCTCCCGCACCCACAGCCGATCGTCGGGCTGGCCGTGGGGGCAGGTGATGCGCGCGTGCAGGCCGGCATCAAGCGTCTTGAATGGCGTATTGGGATCGACCATTGAGCCGAGGAAGTCGGGCTGCGGCTTCATCACCCGGCGGGTGACCGTCTTCCGGCCTTCCAGGATGGCGCGGACCATCGGCCCGCTGAATAGGATCGGACGTTCTTTCATGGCTGCACCTGCTGCGACACGGCAACTTGCGCAAAATCGCAAGTTGGCCTGTTCCAGGGATGCCGGCGCCCGGGCTTGGGCTGCTGGCGCGGGGTGAGGAGTGCGTCGCGCAGGCTCATGCCGGCGGCGACGCGGCGGCGGACGGTCGTTGCGTGGACCGGGCTCTGGAAGTGCTCCACCAGCTCGGCGATGGTCCCGGTCACGCCGTCGACGGTGAATCGTCGGCTCTCGCTCCAGCGTTCGTGTGCGCGCTCCAACGCTGCGGCCTGCGCCGGTGTGCAGCGCCCGCGCTTCTGCTCGTTCGCACGCTGATGGTCGGCTGAGCATCCGCGTGCCGGCCAGGTGATCTCCGGCATCAGGGTCAGCAGCTCCCGGAACTTCCAGGGGCCCATGCCGAGCGCGTGCATGGTGGCGCGGCGGGAAAGCCCGCGCGCGGCCGAATCACGGATGAACTGTTCGGTGTTCATGAATGCATCTCCCAGAGCAGTTTCTGTCCTTGGTTGGGCGTTTCCACGCGAGGGCGGCTTGGGCGGTTCCAACTGCCTCCGCCGCGGATGCCCACCAGGTGCCAACCGCTGGCACGCAGGCTTGCGCCGGCCTCGCTGGCGAGGATGTAGGTAAGGAGCCTGCGGTAGCCGAGGGCGCGTGTTGCACGCCAGGCCGCGCCGTACAGCTTCGAGCAACCGTTGCGCGCGCCGTCGGTGCAACAGCGGGTCACCTCGAGCGTCATCCCGTCGTCGAGGTGGCGCGCTACCGGGCGTCCAACGATGGCGACCCCTACGATGCGTCCATCGGCGGCGAGGCCCAGGCTGAACTTATGGCCCTGGACCGGGCCGTGGTGGCGGTGGTGCTGCTCTACGAACGCATTCGCCTCGGCCAGGGTCAGCGGACACACCTCGAGGCGGCTCATGGCTGGACTTCCTGCTGAGCCACGCTCAGCGCCACCGCAACCGGCGCACCCAGATGGGCGTATTGCTGAGCATGAAGGTTTCGCCGGCCTCGGCCAGCAGCAGCGTTGTACCCATCACGCCGGCGATGGCCTCGGCCGCGGCCGGCGGTACGGCGTTGCCGATGCGCTCGCTCCAGTCCTTGTCGCTCATACCGTCGAGCACCAGGTATTCCTCGGGCTCGACCAGGCTCTGTAGGGCTGCCTTTTCCAGCGTGGTGAAGGGGCGGTGCCAGGTGCCGTCGAGGCTGCGGATGATGCAGGTCAGGCGTTCGTCCGCTGCTGGGATGCGTGGATCAGCGACGCTGAATCGGCCGCTGTCGTAGCGGGAGCTGGCCGCGATGGCGCCGGAATGCTGGTTGAAGCCGATCACCCCGTAGTGACCGCCGGTCAGGTAGTTGTCGCCCTTGCCGCGGTGCAGGATGCGCGGGTCTGCCACCGACTGCTGGCCGCCCTGGACGCCCTTGCCGCCGGCGATGATGGTGCCTGCAGGTTGGTCGTAGCGGATCACCCGATAGTTGCCGCTGTGGCGGTTCCAGTTGGGGCGCGGGTCGGCGACGCTGAATGTGCCTTGGCCTGGCATCGTTTGCCCTGGGATAGTCGGCGATGACTCGGCCCAGCGGATCACCCCGAACTGCTGGCCGTGGTTCCAGTTTGCGGCTTGGCGGTAGCGAGGATCGGCTACCGAGAATGCGCCGTTGGTAGGGCCGGAGCGGCCGGCGATAGTGCTGGCAGTGTCGTCCCACCCATGCACCCCCATGTAGCCGGAGCGGTACTCCGGCACGATTACCAGGTCGCGCAGGTGGCCGTCCTCGATCGCCAGCTTGTTCAGGCTCCGCCAGTCGCTGCCGGCCTCTACCAAGGCCAGGCGCACCCAGGTCTTCCAGTGCAGCGATGGGATGCGGTGCATTGGTCCCGCGGCATCGATGTCGCCCGGCAGCGGCATGCGGCCGAGGATGTCGCCGACGGCGCGGAGCGACTTCTTCTCTGGTTCGTACAGGAAGGGCGGCACTTTCTCGACGTGGCGGGCGACAAGCAGGAAGCGCTTGCGGCTCTGCGCAAGGCCGCCGAGTTCGCCGCAGTCGTGAGTAGTTTCCGCCACGGCATAGCCGAAGCCGCCGAGCAGGCTATTGATCTGGTCCAGCAGGTGTCGGCCGCGGCTGGCAAGGCGTGGGACGTTCTCGAAGACGATCAGCGGCACCGGGTCATCAGCCCATGCCTCGCCCATGAGCCAGATGCAGCGCAGCGTCAACTCGTTCAGCGCCTGGTACTTCGGGGTCAGGCTCATCTTCTCGGAGAGGAGGCCAGAGGCGCCCTTGCAGGGCGAGCTGATGAACACCGCATCCGGTCGGCGCCCGCCGGCGGCGCGGCGGATGTCCTCCGGGGTTGCCTCCCGCCAGCCTGTCGGCGGCTCCTTGCCGTGGAACCGCACGTACTGGTCGCGGGTGAAGAGGTCCAGCAGGGTGCCCGGGACACCGGCCAGGCGCTCGAAGTCGCGCAATCCGGCCGGGTCCACGTCGATCCCGCCGAGGCAGACCCATTCGGCCTCGACGTTGCCGACCCGCGGGCGCGCCCGGTTGAAACCGGCGGCACCGCCGCCCAGGCCGCAGCAGAAGTGGAAGTGGTAGAGGGTGCGCTTGATCATGCGGCGGGTTCCTTGGTGTCGTGGAAGATGTCCATCTGCGCGGCGCCCTCCAGCCAGGCAGCGGCCAGTCGGTGGCGAGCGATGGAGGCGTATTCAGGGTTGAGTTCGATGAGCACCGACCGGCGACCTTCCTGCATGGCGACGAGGGCGGTGGTGCCGGCGCCGCCGAAGGGATCAAGGACCAGGCCTCCCCGCGGCGCGCCGGCGAGTACGCATGGTCGGATCAGGTCGGGCGGGAAAGTAGCGAAGTGCGCACCCTTGAAACCGGCTGTGGGCACGGTCCAGACGCTGCGCTTGTTCCGCGTGGCGCTGTAGTCGATGTCGGGGCGGTCGGGCCGGTGCTGTGCTTTCTGTCCGTGGGTACCGGCGCTGCTCTTGGTTTCGCGGGCGAAGCTGTTGCGCTTGCTCCGACGGCCGCCGACGACCTTCATCGCACCGTTGGTCTTTCCCGGAACCCTGTCCGAACCGTGCTGGTCATCCCAGCCGCCCTGACCCAGCCGTGCAACCGATGCCGGTGCCAGGGGTTCGGCGATGGCATCTTGGTCGAAGTGATATCGAGGCGACTTGCTGAGCAGGAACAGATACTCGTGCGCCTTGGTGCAGCGGTCCCGCACGCTCTCAGGCATCGGGTTCGGCTTGTGCCAGATGATGTCCTGGCGCAGATACCAACCGTCGTCCTGTAAGGCGAAGGCGAGGCGCCAGGGGATGCCCATCAAGTCTTTCTGCTTCAGTCCTTCCGCCGGATTGCGACGGTGACCGCGCCGCACTGCGCCGCGCGTGTTTCGCGAAACAATGTCGTGCTTACCTGCCGACCCTTCCGGTGCATAGCCGCCGGCGATGGAGGCATAGCTGTCGCCCATGTTGACCCAGAGGGTTCCGTCATCGCGCAGCACGCGGCGGACCTCGCGGAAAACTTCCACCAGGCGCGCCACGAACTCGGCGGGCGTCTGCTCCAGGCCGATCTGCCCATCGACGCCGTAGTCGCGCAGGCCGAAGTAGGGCGGGCTGGTGATGCAGCAGTGGACTGACTCGTCTGGAAGAGTCTGCAGTTCATGCAGGCAGTCGCCCACATGGATGGTGTAGGGAAGGTGATCAGGCATCGTCAGTACTCGGTGAACAGGCACTGGACGCCGCCCTGCCTGACAGGGCGGCCCACGAGGCATGGTTGAATCGCCCACAGGGCGGCGTCCGGTGCGTGCTTTCTGGGAGAGAAAGCGCCCCGGGTGGGGCGCTGAAGTGGAGTGGCTACCGCTGGCGCAGGGCCTGGACCAGGTATGGATCGACGTCGGGTTGGCGCAGCAACCAGGCTTTGTAGTCGTTCGGGACTTGGTTGATCGGCGTGCCTTTGTGCTTGCCGTAAGGCATGACGGTCGGGATGCGTGCTTTCTCGCTCAGCGCATGGACCTCTTCCCAGGTGTCAGCCGCGTGCCCGGCGTCCATCGCTACCTCCAGCAGGAAGCGGAGGACGATAGCGCAGTTGCGGACGTCGTCGAGCGCGGCATGGGCATTGCGCAGCAGTTCGCGGGCCTGAGCCTCCCGGCCGTTGCGCCGCGCGATCAGGTACATCATGGCCGACTGGGTATGGCTGTCCTTGTCCGGGAACAGGAAGCGGCTCAGCGCGAGGGTGCAGATTCGTTTGATGTCGGGGTTCTCGCCGGCCATGCGCCAGTCGAAGTCGACATTGTGGCCGATCATCAGGAGCGGGCCGGCGGGCAGGGCGAACTCCTTCGACTCGCGGCAGCCGACCAGGTCCTGGCAAATGATGTGGTGCACGGCCTGGGCTCCAAGGCTGATCGGCACGTTGGGCTTGAAGCGTTCGTGGTAGTGCGGGAACTCCACCGGTTGGAGCGCCGCGAACTGGTGAGGGAACTCGGGAAGCTCCAGCCAGGCCGCCTCGATGATCTGGTCGGTCTTGTGGTCGGTGCCGGTGGTTTCGGTGTCGAAGATGATGGGCTTCATGGGCCCTCCAGAGGTAGAGGCGGACATCCGAGTCCGCCTTGAGGTAGGGTCAGGCCGCAGCCTGTTGCTGCTGGTCGACGAGTTGCCCGGCGTCGATCCAGACCGCTTGTAGCCAGGTCGGCGTCTTCGCCATCGCCTCCTTGAGCGTGCCGGCGACGATCACCGAGTCGATTTCCTTGTCCATGGTCACGGCGCGCAGCAGTGTCAGGGCCTGGCTACGACTCGGCAGGTCCAACACGTCGAGGCGATCCAGCAACGCCAGGCGCAGGCCGGAGATCGTCGCGATGGCCAGGGCCAGCGTCGCGTCGCACCGCCAGCGCTCCGATTCGGACAGCAGGCCGTACAGCCGGCCGCCGAACGTGACGTCGATGTCGGCGCTGATCTGTACCGGCGACCAGCCGGCGGTGCCGGATAGGCGCTGCAGCAGCTCGTTCACCGGTCCGATCGCATCGGCCAGGATCTCCGCCGGGATGCCCGTGGGGGAAAGGGCATCGGCCAGGGCGCTCCAGGCGCAGACCTCGGCGTGGAATCCGGCGGCCTGCTTGATGACGTCCTGGCGCTGGGCGGCAGCATTGAACGCTTCCTGCAGCGACTGCACCTTGGCCTGCTGCCGATCACGCGCCTGGCGCAGTTCGTTGATCGCCTGTTCGCCGTTGGCGATCGCCTCGGCGCTGGGCGCCTGGGCGGTTTCGGCTTCCATGGCGGCGGCCTGCGCGGCGGCGTCCTCGCTCTCCTTCAGGTCCCGCTGGCTGTTGGCGACGGCCCGCTGAGCGCTGGCAAGATACCCGCGGTACTCCTCCAGACGTTTCGCCGCCTCGGGATCGGCAACCTTCGCCGGCGGCTGGTGCGCGACCAACTGGCCGGCCTGCAGGTCCACGGCGCCCTGGCAATGAGGGCAGGTCAGCGGCTGGTGGGCGGGCTCGCCGCTGGCGGCGGCCTCGGCTGCCATCACCTTCTCCGACCATTCGTCCTGATTGGCCTCGTCGGTGGCCAGCTTGTTGCGCCGGCGGTCGGCCAGCGCTGCGGTTTCGCGCAGAGCGGTGATGCGGCTGGCCCGCGCCTGGGCGTCGGCGTGGGCGCGCTTGCTGGAGCCCAGGGTCTGCTGGGCCTCGTCCAGGTCCTGGGCGGTGGCTCGCAGTTCCGCGCGCGCCGATTCCAGTTCCTCCTCGCTGACGATGACCGGCGGCGCCTCCGGCTCCCACCCGTTCGCCTTCTCGCTGCCGTAGTTCTCGCCGGTGACCGCTTTCCAGGCGCCGCGCGCTTCGCTGGCGTAGTCCTTTGCCTGGCCGACCATGGCGGAGAACCCGGAACGGAGCAGGGGCTTCACCTTCTCGAACAGCTCCAGGTCGATGCCCTTGGCCTTCAGGCGCTTGCCGACCTCGGCAGGGCTGGCGCTGGCGCCGGTCAGACTGAGCAGCAGCTTGCGGCGATCATCCGCCTTCAGGCCGGCAAACAGGCTGGCGTCGAGCACGTATGGCAGGAACGGCGAGTCGGCGAGCGGGGAGCCTTTGCCGCTGGGCAGCGCGACCCGCAGGCCTGCACCTCGCCGGCATCGTCCAGCCACTCGACGCGGGCCTCCCCTTTCTTGGCGCCCTCGGTGATCAGTTGGCCGATATGCTGCTTCTGCGCAACGCGGCCGGGCTTACCGGTGAAGGCGTGGCTGATGGCGTCGAGCGTCGAGCTTTTACCTGATCCATTGTGACCTGCGATCAGCAGAACAGGTGCGGAGACTTCAAGGCTGATGTTGCGGGCACCCTGAAAGTTGAGTATCTCGATTTTGCGAATTTTCATTACGTGATCTCCCGCGTTTTACCGATTTTGATGAGGTAGATGAGGGTTTTCGAGACGTTAAAGGCTCGCGCAAGCTGGGCCTGCGGCTCGCCAGCAGCCAAGCGCCTCTTGATCTCTCGAACCTGGTCATCGCTGATCCGGCAATTGCCGTTGGACTCGCCACGTCGGCCGCCGCCAAGCTGCTTCCCTCGCCCCTTTCGAACCATGTCCTGCATGTTTTCCAGATGGGTCCCAAGAAACAGGTGGTCCGGTCGAACGCACCGGGGGTTGTCGCAGCGGTGAAGGACGTGCAGGCCATTGTCGATAGGCCCGCAGTTGATTTCGTAGGATGCGCGGTGAGCAAGCATTGCCCCTTCCCGGCCGCCACGGCTGATTTCGCCGTAGCCGGTGCCGTTCCGGTAGCCGGTCCACAACCAGCAACTATCCGTTTTCTGGACCTTCTCCCAGAACCGCTCGCTGAGTGATCGGCGCACAGTGCGCCGATCAATATCAGCAGAGCCGCTTTTCCGATTCCGGTGATAGTGCTTCTGGCAGAAACCGTTACCGTAGTGCTTGCCCGAGCAGCCCTCGATCGAGCAGATGCGCATGGCTCACTCCAGGTCGAGGGCGATATCCCCCGGCTTCTTGACGACGCGGTAAGTGTTCAACTCGCGGGACTCCTCGTTTTCCTGCTCGAGCACGATGACGCCCTGGTCCAGCAGTTGGAGAATGACGCGCTCGGCTTCCTCGGTGGTGAGAGCGAAGCGCGACTGCAGCCAGCCCGGGGTGATCTCGTCTTTGCGCAGCACCAGGACGGTGATGTCGTCGATGGTGTGGCCGCCGTAGGTTGTGGCGCCGGGCTCGGCGGCGCTGCTCAGCGGGTCTTTTTCCGGTTCCGGCGGCGATTGCAGGATCACCTCGCGCTCGCCGTTGGAGTTCGGTGCCGATACGACCCTGGCCACCTCCATCGCTTCAACGATGCGCGCGGCACGGTTGTAGCCGATCTTCAGGTGCCTCTGGATGGAACTGATGGTTGCCTGGCGGGTGTCGCGGACATGTGCGACAGCCTCGAGGTACAACTGATCTTCACTGCCATCGCCCAGCAGCCCCTCTGCGACGTTGCCAGCGTGCAGCGGCATTTCGTGCTGGTCGCGGTCGGGCCGGACGTCGTCCAGCCCCTCGTCGTAATCGCTCGGTGCCATGACCAGCAAGCACAACTTGCCGGCGGCGTCGGTCAATTCGTGCTTGTTCGGCTCTGCGCCGTCTACCTTCGCCGTGATCGTCATGGTCTTGGCTTCGACCTTGATCGCTTTCATATCGACTGGAACGGAGACTGCGCCGCGGGAAGCAATGATGCTGATGGCCACCCTGGTCACTTCGCTTACGCTTTCCGCTATGCGATCGATCACTTCCTGCTGCTCGTCTTCCTTCAGCAGGTGGAAGGGCACACGGACACTGCGCAGTTCGGTGACCACCGTGTTGACCAGGTCGCGCTCCAGCAACTCGTGCGCGATGGTGCTTGGGTAGTAGCCGTGTAGTTTGGCGCGGTCGATGATCTCGCGGTGTTCGGCTTTCATCCGGTGGAGCTCCTATTCGTTGGCGATCCGCTCCAACTGCTCGAGTTGGGCGTCGCTGAGGTAGGTGTGTGCGCCGTAGCGCTGGAAGTTGCTGCGGAGGTCGGCCAGGAACTGCTCGTCCCAGTCCGTAGCGGCGTTGAGCTCGGCCGCGCCGAGTAGCGCGGCGAACTCCCCGACTTGGCCGTACCGCTCAAGGACAGTAAGGCTGGGCATGGCCGGTTACTCGAGATTGAGCTCGTCGGTGCCGGTGTCCGGCTGCTGGCCCGGGCGGGTTCGGTGATTTCGCCCGTCTCGGTGTTCACGCCGTCCGGGACCTGGTCCTGAGACTGGTCGTCAACAACGCTGTATTCGCCGGTGAGGATGGACGCGTTGTCCTGGTCCAATCCGGCGTCGGCGCGTTCGTCCAGGGTGACTGCGGTCTGCAACTCGATGCTGACCGGCAGGTACTTGAACAGCCGGCGGATGACGGTCTTCTTGGCCATCTCTTCGTAGTGGGTGACCCAAGGCCCGTTTCCGGATGCCTTGCTGGTGGCGCGTACTTTGTCGACGTCGGCCTTGCTCATGACCTCGAATTGCACGCCGCCGTCCTTCAGCTTGGCCACCGCGTAGACGTGGGTCATGACGCCGCGTTCACCTTCTCCCGGAACGTGCTGGACGTCCTCGTCGAGGCCGTAGCGATAGCTGAACTGGTCGTTCTGGTGCACGGTGCGCGCGGTGAGCGAAACGATCTGGCCGGAGCGCCGGGCAAGGTCAATCATCCCGCGGTAGCCGATGATCAACTGGACGTTCGACAGGCCATCTTTCGCCTTGCCGTTGCCGAACGGCAGCAGGTAGGCATGGCCGAGAGCGTTACCCGGTTCCAGGCCGAGCTGCGCGCATTGCATCACGGCGCCGAGGAAACTCTCCTGATTGCATTTCGCCAGGGCCGGTACTTTGCGGATCTCGGTCAGCGCGATGCGCGCGAGTCGATCGGCGGTCATGTGCTTCGGAAGCGCCAGGGCCATCTGGGCTTTGATTTTCGGATCAGTCATCAGGTGGGCCAGCGTTTTCGGCTGGCCATTGTTGGCGACATTGCCGGTCGCGGCGGCTTTCAGGGCGGTTGCGGACATGCTGGGCTCCGGTTACTTGAGGCGGAAAACGCGGGATTCGCTGGTCTTCTTGAACTGCTCGAACAGCGCGGGGTGGGCTTCCTTGAAGGCGGATTGGTCGAAGCGGTTGGTGGTCTGGGACTTCCACGTCAGTACCGACTTGCCGTTGACCGTGAGTTGGGCGTGGTCCTGCATGAAGAGCTTGATGCGCTCCTCTGCGGACTCGATCTCGTACTCCAGGCCCTTGGCCTTGGCTTTCAGTTCGCGCAGGCGGTTGAACACCTCCACGACCTTGCCATCGGCCTCGATGCTGGTTCCGGCGTCACGCTCGAACAGCCGGAGGATGTCGCTGACAGCGGTTGCTTCGGGCGGATCCAGGCGCTGGATGCGTCCCCAGAACTCGACCTCCTTCTCGCGAATCGCCGCGATGGTTTCGTCGTCCCGCTCGACGCGGTACACGCGGAAGTCGTCGCCGCCGATCAGCACGCCGAAGATGCAGACCTGGCGGCCGGTGACCATCAGGCCGTGCATGGCCTGGGCGGTGTAGTGGACTGGAATGGCATCGGTCTGAACCTCACCCCAGTCCTTTGCCTTGAATGGGCTGACCGTCTTGATCTCGATGTTTTCGCCGCTGGCGGCCTCGGCGTCGATCTCGGCGGCCATGAAGTCGTGCTGCTGGTCGCGGTAGCGGTTTCCGCGACCGATGATCTTCAGGCCGGTCTCTTCGGCCAGCAGGTCGATGACGTAGGGCTCCATCCGCTGGCCACGGGTGAAAATCTTCTGCTTCGCCGGGTCGACGGGACCGGTGCGCGGCTGGATCTTATCCAGGTACACGTCCAACGGAGTGCGCCAGGGCTGATGCCGAGGATGCCGGCGACATCGCTGCCGCCGAGGTACTTGGTGCGGTCGAGCGCGCCGACCGATGCGAGAGCTGCAGTCATGGGGCTGGTCTCATTTCAGGGTGAGTGTGGTTGTTGCGTGAAGGCGGGGGTTGCGCCGGAAGCGCAGAACGCAGAGGTCGCCGCAGATGTTGGCGAAGAGCGGGTTGTGGTAGCCGTGGCGGTTGGCCAACTCGACGGCCTGGCGGATGCTCTTTCCGGCAAACTCTTCGATATCGTCGAGTTGGTCGTCGATGATCGAGCGAACGGGGCGGGTGGTCATAGGTCGATGCTCCTCAGTTCTTGCTGTCTCGCATCCGCCGCGGCGTCGAGCCGGCGGCGCATGTCGTCGTATTGCCGGGTGCCGATGGCGTCCAGCGTGTAGGCCATCTCGATCTGGCCGCGCCATACCAACTGGTCGTGGCGCGGGATCACCGACCGACGCATTGCGACGATCGCTTCTTCGATCACGCCTTCGGCGCGCTCATTCGCCCATGCCATCTTTGTCCTCCTGCTCTTCGTCCTCGGGCTCCGGTTCCGGCTGGTCCCAGAGCGGGTCTCTGGCGAAGTCCCAGGCGTGCTGGGCGTTGCTGAAAGCCGCGCGGTTGCGGCGCTCGCGATAGGTGGTGTGCATGTGCTCCTCCGCGGTTACCAGAGGTGAAGGAGCGAACGCCGGGCGCTTCCCCGGATGCGTCAGGTCTGGCTGCGCTAGCCCTCGACTCGTTCGCTGTTCGGTGGCGGCTCACTCGTCGAATTCGACGAACTCGCCCTCGGCGCTCAACTGGTACCAGGTGTCCGGCTTTACGCCGTTCTCCCCGACCTTGCTGGCGCGGATATGGATGAGGTGCCCCTCGTCGTCGCGATGACAGAGAACGATGGCGCTACCGGCAGACGCGCGAGCGCGGCCTTCGATACCCAGGGATGCGGCGACGGATTCCTTGCCGCTGACCTCGGCTGCCGAGCGGTTGCCGGTGTTGCTGGCTGCCGAGCGGTTGCCGGTGTTGCTGGCTGCCGACTGGTAGCCGGTGTTGCTGGCTGCCGAGCGGTCGCCGGTGTTGCTGGCTGCCGACTGGTAGCCGGTGTTGCTGGCTGCCGAGCGGTTGCCGGTGTTGCTGGCTGCCGAGCGGTCGCGGTGTTGCTGGCTGCCGAGTAGTCGCCGGTGTTGCTGGCTGCCGACTGGTAGCCGGTGTTGCTGGCTGCCGAGCGGTCGCCGGTGTTGCTGGCTGCCGAGTAGTCGCCGGTGTTGCTGGCTGCCGACTGGTAGCCGGTGTTGCTGGCTGCCGAGCGGTTGCCGGTGTTGCTGGCTGCCGAGCGGTTGCCGGTGTTGCTGGCTGCCGACTGGTAGCCGGTGTTGCTGGCTGCCGAGCGGTCGCCGGTGTTGCTGGCTGCCGACTGGTAGCCGGTGTTGCTGGCTGCCGAGCGGTTGCCGGTGTTGCTGGCTGCCGAGCGGTCTCCGGTGTTGCTGGCTGCCGAGTAGTCGCCGGTGTTGCTGGCTGCCGACTGGTAGCCGGTGTTGCTGGCTGCCGAGCGGTCGCCGGTGTTGCTGGCTGCCGAGTAGTCGCCGGTGTTGCTGGCTGCCGACTGGTAGCCGGTGTTGCTGGCTGCCGACTGGTAGCCGGTGTTGCTGGCTGCCGAGCGGTTGCCGGTGTTGCTGGCTGCCGAGCGGTCGCCGGTGTTGCTGGCTGCCGAGTAGTCGCCGGTGTTGCTGGCTGCCGACTGGTAGCCGGTGTTGCTGGCTGCCGAGCGGTTGCCGGTGTTGCTGGCTGCCGAGCGGTTGCCGGTGTTGCTGGCTGCCGACTGGTAGCCGGTGTTGCTGGCTGCCGAGCGGTTGCCGGTGTTGCTGGCGGTGTCGCCCACCACTGTCTGCTCAACCGAGTTGTCCAACCGAGCCATGATCCAGTCGATTGCTCGCGAGATCATGGTCGGCATGCTGATTTCCGCTTCCACCACCAGGGTGGCGCTGGCGATCTTGCTGTCATCGTCGTGACGGCTCAGTTGCCCGAAGCCTTCACGATGGCGAATCGGCTGTCGCCTGGGGCGTAGTAGCCGAAAACATCGAGTGGGTACTCGCAGGAGTGGAAGCCCGAGGCGCATGCCTCTACTTCGCCCTCGTGCTTGTAGGTGCCGCCGATCTCGAACTGGTAGCCGCGACAGGTCAGGTCTTGCTTGAACCCCTTGTAGGCGGTGACGATCTCTTCAACCTCGGTCTTCTTCTTGCGGGTCATGATTCGGTCCTTTGAGAGAGAGCCCCTGGCCGAGGGGCGGGAGCGCTTTCGGCTGCCGGCGATACGTCGGCATGCGGAAACGCTCGAAAAAAGCCCGGCCGGAGCCGGGCAAAGAGGGGGAACGCTGCATGCGCAGCGGGAGTGATCTGTCTCGTCCGATCCAATCGCCAGTCGGTATCCCTTCCGCGATCGGTTCGCTGTCCAGCCCGAGGTGGCTGCGCTATTCAATCGGCAGATCACTCTCCGCTGCGCCCTGGCCGTGCCAGGAACAGGAAAGAGAAGGGCGCCGCCAAGCGCCCTGTCTCCACTTACATGCACCGCCTTATGTGAAAGCGGTTGGGTACAGGCTCGACCGCATGTTGGCGATCTGCCGATTGAGGCTGGGCTACATGTCGAGATCCTCCGTTGTGCGCGCCGTTGGACCGGCGGGCGCTCGCCGTGGGTTAAACGCCCGGCAATAGGCCAGGCGCCGAAGTCAGGAGATCGCTACGCAGTTGCGCAGCAGCACCGGCGTGGCCTGGCCTTCTAGCCAGATCACCGCCATGCCGGAGGCGGAAACTTTGGCTTGAGTGAGCGTTCTGGTGCGGATGGGAATGGAGTCGCGGAGCGGACGGTACTCAACGGCCACCTGGGCCGGGTGCGTGCGGTTCCAGGCCTCGACCAACTCCGCCGGCGGCACAGGGCGGACGTTGCCGATCTGCTGGTAGATCTCGGAGCGGTGGATGGCGACGTCGTCCGGGGCGGTGATGCCGAGGCGCACCTGGTCGCCTTGGCTGCCGAGGACCGTGACGGTGATGTTGTCGCCGATATGCAGGGTTTCGCCAGGTCTTCTGGTCAGGATCAGCATGGTGTGACTCCGTTCGGGGTGACGGCCACCTCAGGGAAGCGGCGCGAGGTAAGCGGTCAGTACGGTTTCTCGACCTTTCCTTGGTCTTGCAGGCTCTTGACCTTGAAGAGCTCAGAGAGGATGTCATCCATCACCTTGCCCATCTGATTGCGCAGGCCGTCCTTCAGGTGACCGGTGATGTTCACGGCGCTGTCCTTCATCTGCTTCGAGAAGTCTTCGGCGCAGATTTGCGTCATCAGGTATTCGGCGCGGGTGACAGAGTTGTAACCGCCATCGGCTCTACCAGTGCGTGGATCGACCTTCGCAGACCAATAGCCGCTTACAGTTCGCTCCAGCTCTTTGCGAATGCTGGTCGGCTCACCTTCCGGCTGCCCCCAAGCGGTGACGCGCTGGTAATCGCGCTCGAAGCAGTTGTGCACGGTTTCGTCGATTGCTTTCTCGACCTGGGCCATTGCGCGTTCGGCGAAGATCTTGTCGATGCGCGATTTCACTTCCCTGGCAATCAGCCCTGAGAGTTCGCTGTCATGGCTCAGTATCTCGTCTGCGGCTTTCGCGACGATGGCGGCTTTCAGGTCTTCTTCATTGATGCTCAGCATATCCGTGCCCTCCAGGGCTGGTGTTCGGTGACTTTGCGGCGTCAGCCCAGGCGATCCGGGACGACCTTCATTGCCTCGGCGACCAGGTCGTGAACCCCTTCGGAGTCCACCGTGGCGAACCCCTTTTCGGCGTGGTCCCACTGCTCATCCTCGTCGCCGGGGAAGTTGCTGCACGCCACTGAACAGACGCCAAGCCCGTCTGGCTTGAAGTAGAGGCGCACCTCTGGGCCGTAATCCCGCGATCAAGCATCACGAGCACCTGGCCCAGGTCTTCGAACTCGAACAGCTTCGCGAACTGCTTCATTGGAATTCCTCTCTTTTCACGGTTGGCAGCCGGCCAGTGCGCCGACGAATTGGAAGATCACGCGGGCGGTGGTCACGAGGCCGATCATGAAGACCGCCAGTCCCAGGCCGAGCAGGACACCCTCACCAACGGCTTTCGCAATTCTTCTGTTCATCAGCTTCTCCTTGCCGCTATCGGGTTCTGAGATGGTTTGCGCGGGTAAGCAGCGCGTCGCAGATGCGCATATCGAATCGGTCTGTCTTTCGGTAGAGATCAACTGCTGACTCGATGACCTGAGCTTTTGCAGTGGCCCAGGCTCTATGGGCTTCCTCTGCGGTATTGAAGGTTCCGAGGCAGGTCTTTTCGGTTCCAAGGTTTCGGATCATCGCCACGAATGGGCGTCCGCGCTTCGATCTCGACACGCCGACAGGAAGGTTCGCTGCACCTCGCGGCTTCTCGCTCATCAGGGTGTTGATGTATTGCGGAACGAAGACCGACGTTTCCGGGCAGTAGAGCTTTTCCCAGGGCCTCAGAATGTCCTTATCGAGGTGATTTCCCTTCCATGGCCGGCTTTCCATCCACCGCTTGAAGTTGCTGAAAGTCAGCCACTCATCGGCGATTCGGCAGCCGTCGTAGGAAGCCGGTATCTCGCCGGACTTGCTGTAACAACGACGGAGAACCCCCTTCCAGCGCTCGTAGTAGGGGCATCCATGATGGGTTCGGATGTCCTTGATGCCGGCTCCGAACACAAGTCGTCTTGACATGATTTTCCCTCCGGATCACCAAAGCCTTCGGGCTGAAGGCTTTGGTGATGCCCCTCGGAGGAAGGGCATCGAGGAAATCGGTGTTTCTCCCGCGTTCGCCTGCTGGGCTTCTACAACCCGCGGGTCTTTCGTCATTGCTGTCATTCCCCTGACTGCGGCGCCGATTGCCGCGCGGCACAGCCAGGTTCCTGCCCATTACCGCCGGGGTGGCGGGGCGCATTGCTTTCCGGGTCGTTCGCTCGGTTCGGTCTGGTCCTCGTCCGCCGCAGGTTCTTCCTGCGTTGCCCAGGCCCGCATTGCCTGAGCACGGATCGCCGGTCGCCGGTAGAGGCAATGCGATCTGTTGTTGATGTGTTGTGCTGTCGGGTTGTTAAAGAGCGCGGCTCGGTGGCCTGGCCAGCGATGTGTTGCTGGTGTGAGACTGAATATAAGCGTGCTTATTTTGAGTGTCAATAAGTCTGCTTATATTTTGATATGAGCGCTTACCGAATTCGGGCTTGCTCTCTTCAGGGATATTGAAAATACTGTATAAAAAAACAGTATTTGGAGGTTGGCATGGCTGCGCAGAAGAACAACCAGGGGAAAGGACAGGTCTCGCCAGTGGAGAAGGTGCGTCTCCGGGTATCAGCGATGATCAGTAGCCCGCGGGCTCAGGCGGAGCGCCGGGCGTCAATCTGGAAGGCGCAGGGGATTCGGAAGAGGCCTGGCAGCAGGTACTGGAGGAGTTGGCCGAGACCGATGGACTCGAGATGTCGCTGAGGGAGGATGGAGTGGTTACGCTCAGCTGGGAGGCGGGAGACGAGGAGGGCGTTGAAGTGGTCGATGGGATCGAACTGGTGCAGGAGCCGGACATGGTGGTTCAGCGCTTTCACGAGGAGAGGGCGTAGGCTGAGGTCGAGCCAGCGGGCCGGGCGGGACTCAGGCGGACTCTGGATGTGGGGTCAGGCGAGGAAGGACTGCGCTGTATCGAGCTCACCGCCGGGGCGGTCGTCTACTCAGCGCAGAGCCGGGAGGGAAGGGCAGGAACGAAAAGGCCGCGCCGGGGAAGGTTCCGGCGCGGCCTGGTCCTTTCGGTGTTGTGCCTTCAAGGACGCCTCAATGTAACAAATGCGCGGCTGATGTGAAAAGGCCGCACGGGAATGGAGGCGCGGCCTGTTGCCGGGCTGCTGTCATCCCTGGCCGGCGGAGGGCATCTGTCAAAGGTGGACTGGGACGAAAAGCCCCGCGGGTGCGGGGCTGGTTCAGGAGGTTATTCTGCCGATTTCAGACAGTATGGGCGCTAGGTATTGCTGAGCCATCCACCAGATAGCTCCTACGAACGACCCGCCTACAACGAGCATGGCAGAAAGGGCCCATACCGCCATCTGCCCTTTTGTCACCATGTGCTTCTCGATGCTTTCAAGGCGAGTCTCAATCTTGCCGACTGCCACTTTGACATCAGTCATGTCTCGCTCAAGATTGATAATTCGAGTGTTCAATTCGTCTTCCTCGGGAGGATTTCCTCTTCCTCTCCATGATGGATGATCAGGAACCACTTTTCCAGAGGGGTCTCTGATTGACAGCGCTTCACTCATCCGCCTCGCCCTCAAGTCCTTTTATCATTCTGGCCAGGGTTTCAGAAAGGCGTTTGGCTGTTGCGAGCGGCATTGAGATAGCTGCTACGTCAAGCCTGACGACTTCAAGTCGGCCTGAGTCATCCTGTGCAGGAGCGTCATCGAAGTGGACAAGCCTGGTGGTCCCAAGGCGCAGTGAATCTCGTCCAAAAGTAAGATGGACAGCTGCCTCGCCATTCCACTGGATGCTGTATGCCGAGTACTTATCGACATGCTCGTCAATAAACGAGCCAAGTCGTTCATGTGGAATTTCGGTAATCCTAGTTGGCTCGCTCATTCCATCTTCCTTAGTTGATTGCTGGTATGCCTCTCGCAGCCCATCACAAATCCCCACTCCGCCAGATCACCTTGCCTGTCAAAGCTTTCTGAAATTCCAGGCGCCCAGCACCTTGGCTTGGAAATGGACGTCTTCCATTCGGGCCTTCTGCGGCTCGAAGGACTTGTTGTCCGACACCAGCAGGTAGTGCTCGGCATCGTGGATCTGCACCCGTTTCACGAACAGGTGCTGCAGCCAGGTGAAGACGTAGACGCCTTCCTCGACGAAGTCGGTGATGCCCACGTCGACGAGGATCGGGGACTTGTCCTCGATGGTGCCCAGCATGCTCTGGCCCCACCCGGTGATGATCTTGAGGTTGGTCGCATCGGAGTACTTCAGGCCGAGGTCATCCAGTTGGACCTTGTCGACGACCAGATTCCTGACGAACTCGCGGTATTCGGCCGGCACCTGGCCGCCGCCCATGGCAGCGCGCACGTCGTACTGGGCGATCGAGATCGTATTTCCTTTCACAACGGTGGTGCGGCTGAAGTCAGCGTGAATCACGTTGCTTTCGACTGGGCCCGCATCACTCTCGGCGGCGTTAAGAATTCTTTCCCTCGCTTCCGCTGAAAGCTTCTGCGCCGCCTTGCTTGCCAGCATGCTGCGGACGATGTCAGCAGCAGACGACGCTGTTTGATACTCGGCGCTAGGCTCTCGGACAGAAAGCCCGGGCGGCTGACCAGTTCCTTCAGCCAGCCATTCCGGATCGACCCCACAGACGTTCGCTATCTTCAGAAGATGAACACTCTGCAAATTCTCGCCTTTCTCAAGCTGGGAGATCACCGGCTGCGAAACGCCCACAGCTTCTGCTAGCTGTCGCTGGGTAAGGTCCGCGTGCTTGCGGGCTAGCTTGATTCGGTCTTTGAGTGCGCTCATCCGGGGCAATCTATAAGCGCCCTTATGGACTTGCAAATAAGCCTCCTTATTAATAGGATATAAGTGTGCTTATCTAGAAGGTCCATAGAAATGACCCCCATCGAAAAGCTTGTTTCTTACTTCGGCGACCAGACGAAGACGGCCAAGGCCTTGGGGGTTTCCCAGGCTGCGGTTTCGTACTGGCTGGCGGGTATCTACGTAATGCGCGCCGATCTGGCCTTCAAAGCAGAAGAGCTGACTGGTGGCGCCGTGACCGCCAAGGAACTCTGTGCTCGTCCCGTTGCAAATAGTGTCGTTGCTTGATCCCGACCAATCTACCGGCCGGGAGGGCTGAACGTCATGCGAACCGAATCGCACACCCTGATTTCCACGCTGCTCGGCGTGGTGAACCAATGGCGCCGCCGAGAGGGGTGGAGCCGAGAGACCGTTGTCCAGCACATCGTGGAGGCGCACGAGCGCATCCAGGGAGCGCTGGTCACCGGCATCGTCTTCGACCCGCCAACGCGCGATACAACCGAGCGGATGAAGGTCAACGCCGACCGCGTGTTCCGCTGGCTCGACGACGGAACCAAGGACACCAACCTGGTGCCGGCGAACTTCGTACCCAGCATCCTCGCCGCGCTGCCGACTGACCTGAAGGTCCAGGCCCTGGGCGACATCCTGACGCCGCTGGGCGTGTCGGTGCGCTTGATCGGCGGCGATGCCGGCCAGCGGCCGGAGGTGCTCTGCATGCTCCGGACACTCATCAAGGAGAACGGTGAGGCGCAGCAGGCTGTTGCCAACCTCGTCGACGGCGCTGATGACCAGGAACTGCAGGAGGCCCACCGGGAGCTCTCCGAATCCAGGGCGGCGACCGATGAGGCGCTGCGGATGATCGACCAGATGCGCCGGCCGCGCCTTGTTCAGGGGTAGCCGTGCCGTCCTTCCAGATCAACGACGAGGAGCGGGAGGCGCTCCGCGGCCTACCCATGCTTGCCCGCGAGATCTACGTGTTCGCCTTACGTCCGTTCATGGACTTCGCAACAGGCGTTGTCGGAGAGCGGCGAGGGATCTCTTGGAAGTCGATCGCCGAGGAGCTCTACGTCGAGCCGCACCAGGGCATCAAGGGCGGGGAGCCCTCCGAAAAGGAACTGCGGCGGGCGCTGGTCTGGCTGCAGAAGGTGGGTCTGGTAGGCCCCAATCTGGCCGAAAGGCGCCTGATTTTTGAGTTGCCGAAGGCTTCACGGGATCAATCCGTCCGAAAAAAAGTGGGCACTAAGTGGGCAGATGAAGCGGGCAGTTATGTGGAAGGGTCGGAGCCCAGTAACTACGCGGCTTTCCCGGAAAAAGAGGGCAGATATGTGGGAGGGGGTGAAAGTGAAAAAGTGGGCACACCTCCGGTATCCGGTAATAACCGTACCGTACCTAACGCGTGCGTGCGCGAATGCCCAGCCGATCCGGCCACTGCGGGACAGTGGTGCCAGTTCTTCATCCGCGAGCGCGGATTCCAGATCCACGCGGTGCAGACCGCCAGGACCATGCCGCTGTTCGCCTCTTGGGTCGAGCGCGGTGTTACCGCGGAGCAGATGCTCGCGGCAATGGAGATCGCCGAAGCCAAGCTCGGCGCCCCGCCTGACTCCCCTCTGTACTACCGAAATTTTCTCGATGAACTCTTGCTGGAGCGCCACCGGATGGCAACAGCACCGCATGCGGAGCACCGCCATGAGCAAACCGATGGACGAAACGCCGAAGGCCAAGCCGGCCATCGTGCCGCAAAGCGCGGCCTCTCACATCGACAGGGCCCTCGCTCAGCCGTCGACCGCGTCAACGCCATCGTCGCCGCCAACGAGGCTGCCCGACAGGCTGCTGGAACGCCTCTGGGTGAAGATGACCGAGATGTACGGGCACCGCTGGACGTCGAGTTTTGGCGACAACCCGAATCCTGACGGCGCCTGGGCTACGGTGCTCCAGGGGCTGACCGGCCAGCAATTGGCCCACGGGCTCAACATGCTGACGTTCATGGGCAGCCGGTTCGACTGGCCGCCGGCGGCGCCGACATTCCGGGAACTCTGCTTGAGCGTCCAACCGGAGTCGCTCGGTCTGCCGGACCACGACACCGCGTTCAACCAGGCTCTGGCGTGCCGCTACCGCCACCAGGTGGTCAAGGCCGCCGCCGAGGCCACCGGCGTTTTCGATCTGCGCACCGGCGAGGTGAACGACGATCGCCTCCGCAAGCGCTTCGGGTTCCACTACGCAGAGATGGTCCGGCGGTGGGCAAACAACATCCCGCTGAGCCAGCCCGTCATCCACGCGATTGAGCATGACACCGGGAAGAGCCTGCTGGACCTGGCCGAGGATGAAGCCGAACAGCAGCTCCGCCGGCGGATGCAAGCCCAGGGCCTGGATGGGCTCAGTGGCGCCCAGGCGCGGGAACTGCTGCTGGCCAAGATGCGCCGGAAAGCGCCGGAGGTGCGCCGTGATGCATGACCTCCGCCCGGTGATGTTCACCGTACCCGGCGAGCCGGTGGGGAAGGGGAGACCGCGTATCGGCCGCGTCGGCGCCCACGCCAGGATGTTCACTCCGGCGAAGACGGCGAACTACGAGGGGTTGATCGCGCACAGCGGACAGCAGGCGATGGCAGGTCGCGCGCTGTTCGAGGGCCCGGTGCTGGTCGAACTCGACATCGCGCTGAGCATCCCTCAATCGATGTCGAAAAAGCGGAAGTCGCTGGCCCTGGCCGGCGGCCTGTACCCCACCAAGAAGCCCGACATGGACAACGTGATCAAAGCGATCTACGACGGCCTGAACGGCGTGGTCTGGAAGGACGACGTCCAGGTCGTGAAGGCGGTGGTGGGGAAGCGCTACGGCGAAACGCCAGGCGTGCGAGTGAAAGTCGTCCCTCTCCTCGAGGGCGAGCAGTGACTACAGGAAACTACAGGGGAGAGTCGAAATGAGACTGATCAGCGCGCGCCAGGCTTGGCATGACGCCTTCTACGAGAGTCGGAGCTCAGTGCTGGCGGTGGCGGCCGACAAGGCCGTGCTGGGCAAGAAGGGGCGGGTGGCCAACGAGACGCACCCCGACCGCAAGGACACCAACGGGCGTAGCGCCCACATGCTGGCCGCCGGCCTGGTGCAGGCTGCCATCCGCTCGCTGCCGAAGCCGCTGCAGCACTTCGGCCACACGCTGTACTCGCCGCTGGCCACCGGTGACGACGTGGCGATCGCTCACGGCCTGGTCTGGATCGGCGCCGGCCTTGGCCAACTGACCCAGCGCCAGGGCGAGCGGGCTTACTGGATGGCGCTGGCGGCGATCAACTCGCACAAGCGCGCCGTCAACGGCCGCGACACTCTGCGCCCGGGCGAGGTCTGCCTGTTCATCGAGGAGCGCCTCGGCTGCCGGATCGACCCCGGCAACTGGGCGCGGGACTACGCCAGTACCTGGGAGCGCCTGGCGCGCCACGTCGACAAGCTGGATGCCCAGGCGCTGAGGCCGGTCGCCGAGGTGGTGGCGAAGCAGTGCGGCCTGCGGAGGGGGCCGGGCTGGCGCTGGCACCAGGTCGACCGCGATGTGGCGGCGTTGCAGCGCGCCGAGGCCTACGCCGAGCGCCGGGAGCATCACCAGCAGCGCTTGGCGGAACGTCTGCGCAGGATGTCGGACCAGGAGCTGGCGCGGTGGGCGGCGAGGATGAAGCGGTACGGGGAGGCATACCGTGCGGAATGGGGTGACGACGTGCTGGAGCAGCCCCATGTGCATGCGCGCTACCACGACCGGGTAGCGGCTTACTGGGAGCAGCTGCAACGCCTCGGGAGGGTGAAGAAAAAGATCAAGAAAGCAGCAGCTTGACGTTTTGAGGAGCATTTGGGTATCGTTTCGCCATTGTGCACAGTTGCACCCGATCAACAGATTCCCCCGAAAACCCGGCCCTGGCGCCGGGTTTTTTCGTTTTCGGCGGCCTTGTCAGAATTCGTTTTCAGGAGAGAAGAATGAACGAAGAGCCCATCGATTTCTCGCTTGCGCGCGAGGCAGCTTCCCTGGCTGAGATGGAGACATTGCGCGAAGTTCTGGCGAAGGTTCTGCCCAGTAGCGATCGATACAGTCTGACGGACGTTGCAGTGGAATGTGCGCGGGCCGTCAGAGCTGCATATCGTGAACTGGAGAAGGTTGACGATTAGTTCCCCAGTGTTCGAGTCGGCTTCCTTCCGAGTTCCCTGAAGTGCTCATATATCTGGTCGTAGGTGGCGATAATTGCTGCCGCCTCTTGGCCATTTACTCCAACCTTCAGTTGACCGGCGCGAATCAACTCGATTACGACTTGAAGAGCTGCCCCAGAGGATGAGCTCGACGGATTTACGATTTCGGACATTTTGGTCTCCTTGACCGTCGTTTAGTGTGGAAGCGAAACGATAGCACAGGGCCAGAATCGTCCGACCTATGACAAGGCCCAGGTCATTGCCTGGGCTTTTCTGCATCTGGAGTACCCCATGGCTGAACCGACGAGCAGCGGAGCAGTAGCAGCAGCCGGCGCCGTCGGGCTCACTGCCACCGCGATCATCCCCGGAGTCGACGTCAATGCGGTGATCGGCGGCTTCGCCGGCGCGCTGCTGTTCGTGCTCTGGGCTCACGACCTGACAATGGCCAGGCGCCTCGGTTACCTGCTGGCGTCCTGGGTCGGCGGCTACTACGCCGCCACAGAGGCTGTCGGGCGGGGCGCGACCCAGTTCTCCGGGCTGCCCGCACTGGTCACCGCCGCGCTGATCGTCACGATCCTGATCGGCGTGCTCGACTGGATGATTGGTGGCCGCGCGCCGGCGTGGCTCCAGATCGTTCTGCAGCGCATCGTCGGCATGATCGGAGGTCGGAAAGATGGTTGACCTGGTGACCCTGGCGGCTGCGGCCGTCTGCGGCGCTATCAGTTGCCGCATCTTCACGTACCAGCGCCACGGTGCCACGTACCGGTTCGGCGTCTCGCTCTGCGCGTACATCCTCGCCGCTGGGACCGGCATGCAGGCGCTGTCGATCAGCCTGGCCGTGCTGATGGCGCGCCACGCAACGCCGATATCGCCCTACCTGCTGGCGGTCCTGCTGGTGCTGCTGGTGCTGGTCTACCGCAACAAGGGCAACATCGCGCCCATCCTGAGGCTCAGTTGAGGTGACCCATGGCGCTGACCAAGAAACAGCGCCTGTTCGTCGACGAGTACCTGATAGACCTCAACGCGACGCAGGCCGCGATTCGGGCCGGCTACAGCACCCGGCGCGCGACGGAGATCGGCTATCAACTGCTCCAGCGGCCGGAGGTCGCCCAGGCCATCCAGGCCGCCATGGCCGAGCGCTCGAAGCGCACCGAGGTCGAGGCCGACTATGTGATCCGCCGCCTGCGCGAGATCGACGAGATGGACGTGCTCGACATCCTCGAGGACGACGGATCGTTCCGGTCTATCCGCGACTGGCCCAGGGCCTGGCGCCAGTTCCTGTCCGGCATCGAGATCGCCGAGTTGTTCGAGGGCCGCGGAGACGACCGCCGTATCGCCGGCGTGCTCCGCAAGGTCAAATGGCCGGACAAGCTCCGCAATCTGGAACTGCTGAGCCGTCACGTCGGCACCGAGTCTGCCGCGCTCGACTTGGAGCTCAAGCGCCTGGATGTCGCGAAGAAGCGCGCCGAACTGGACCAAATGAAACGCGGAGGTCAGGCCGACACGGCTGAGCTTCTGCAGAGCCTGATTGAGAAGCTGCCGGGATGAGCACTGGAAACCTGTTGCTCGATCGGCAGCTTGCGCGCTGGTACAAGCTCAAGGACCACCCCGTACAGCTGAGCCTGGTCGAGGCGGTTCGAGAGGGAATTCGATTCCCTCTGGTGCCCGCCGGCCGCCGTAGCGGAAAAACAGAACGGTTCAAGCGATTCCTCGTGAAGCAGGCTTATGTAGTTGTTGGGCAGTACTTCGCTGCAGCGCCGACGCACGCCCAGGCCAAGAAGATATTCTGGGATGACCTGAAGGCCTTCACGCTGTCATGCCTGCACCCGCGCAAGCCGAGCGAGTCCGACCTGATTATCTACCTGCCCAACGGCAGCGAGATTCATGTCCTTGGTCTGGACAAGCCGCAACGTATTGAAGGTATTCCCTGGAAGGGCGGCGGTATTGACGAGTTCGCGGACGTCAAGCCTGATGCCTGGGAAGCCAACATCCTTCCGGCTCTTAACACCGTGAACCCTTTGGAACCTGACTACCGGGCCTGGTGCTGGTTGCTCGGGGTGCCGGATGGCCTGAACCACTACTACGACCTTTGCATGAAGGCCGAGGCCGGTGGCGACCCGAACTTTCGTGTCTTCCACTGGAAGTCTGCCGAGATCTTGCCACTCGATGTCATCGCTGCGATGAAGCACTCGATGTCGGCCAAGCAGTTCAAGCAGGAGTTCGAGGCCTCGTTCGAGACGGCCGGCGGCCGCATCTACGAGGACTACAGCAAGGCCAATCACACGGATGCGCGGATCGAACCGCACGAGCAGCTGCTGTGGATGCATGACCAGAACTTCACACCGCTATCCTCGGCCATTGGTGTGCGGCGCAACAACGGCCAGGACCTGTACTTGTTGGATGAGATCGTCCTCACCAGTGCAGTCTCCAAGCAGTCCGCCCTGGAGTTCGTCGATAAGTTCAGGGCCCACCAGAACAAGCACGTGCTGATCTACGGTGACCCGGCCGGCCAGGCTGGGGAGAAGCACGGCCACGCCTCCGACTACACCGACATCGAGGGCGTGCTGAAGGCGCACGGTTGGACCTTCACCCGCAAGGTGAAGCCGTCGCACCCGGCCATCAAGGACCGCCAGAACGCAGTTCGGGCCAAGGTCAGGACCGCCGACGGGACCATCAGCCTCTTCGTCAATCCCCACACCGCGAAGTGGTGCGATAAGGGCTTGGCCACTGTTCAACTTCAGGAGGGATCGACCTTCCAGGAGGATCAGAAGAACAAGTACCAGCACATCACCACTGCTATCGGCTATTGCGTCGATGTCGAGTGGCCTGTCGTCAAGCATTCCGCAACTGTTACTACCCTGAGGTTCTGACCATGAGCGATTCCGTTTGCCAGTGCTGCGCTGCTGTCGAGGAGATGCGCGAGCACTGGAAGCTGATCGATTGCATCAAGGGCGGCACCTCGGCCATGCGCGAGGCGGGGGAGGCGTATCTGCCCAAGCGGCAACTCGAGACGAGAGAGGACTATGAAGCGCGGCTGAAGCTGGCGACGCTGCACCCGCGTTCGAGGAAACGGTCGGCGCCATGGTGGGGCGAGTGTTTGCGAAGCCGGTCGTGATCGGCGATGACGTGCCGCAGGAGATCGCCGACCTGCTGACCGACGTGGATACGGAGGGACGCGACCTGCAAGTGTTCGCCCAAGACTGGTTCCGCGGCGGGCTGGAGTATGGCCTGAAGTTCGCCCTGGTCGAGATACCGCAACGGCCAGAGGATCTGCCGAACACACGGCAGGCCGAGCAACAAGCCGGCTTCAGGCCCTACGGGGTGCTGATCGAGCCTGGCCAGGTGCTGGGGTGGAAGACCGGCAAGGTTGCTGGTGTCGACAGCCTGACCCAGTTCCGCTTCCGGACGTGCCGGGTGGAGGAGGTGGACGAGTTCACCGACGAAACCGTTGAGCAGATCCGCGTGATCGAGCCCCACCGGCATCGTGTGTTCGAGGAGGGCAAGGACGGGTGGGAGATGGTGTCGGACACCCCGTACACGCTCGGCTTCATCCCCTTGGTGCCGTATTACACCGCGCGTACCGGGTTCCTGACAGCAAAGCCACCGCTGCTCGAACTCGCCCACCTGGTGGCGAAGCACTGGTGGCTCCAGTCCTCCCTGGACAGTCTGGTTGATGTCGCCTGCGTGCCGATCCTGGTGATGACTGGAGTCGACTCCGGCGACGAGCTGGCCATCGGCGCACGCTCCGCGGTGAAGTTGCCTCGGGAAGCCGACATGAAGTACGTCGAGCACACCGGCGCTGCCATCAAGACCGCGCGGGAACAACTTGACTCACTGCAAGAGGAGATGCGGCAGGCCGGTGCGAAGCTGGTGGAGAAGTCCACCCAGGTCATGACGGCGAAGCAGTCTGGCGAGGAATCGGCGAAGGAGACCAGCAAACTGGCGATGATGTGCCAGGGCCTGCAGGACAGCCTGGTGCTGTTCCTGTCGTACTTCTCCCTCGCACAGAACAACCGCGCCGAGGGCGGCACCGTGCAGCTCCAGCCGAATCTCGACCCGGATTACGCTCCGGCCGAGACCATGGGTGTGCTGCAGCGCATGCGTGACGGCGGCTCGTTGTCAGACCAGACCCTGTTCAACGAGGCCCAGCGCCGCGGTATGCTTGCCGAGGACCTGGACTGGGAGTCGGAGCAGGAGCGGATCCGCAACCAGGAGCCTGCGATATGACTCGCTTGGAGGTGCTGCTGGCGGAGTTGTATACCGACCATGGTATCGACCTGATCAGGACCACGGCGGGTATGTCGAAGGAAGTCGAGGAGAAGATCACCGAACTCGCCGAGGAGTTGGTGAAGCTGCTGCAGGGCCGCCGGTTGCCGCTGAAGAACGTCAAGGAGGTCAACGCGATCCTCGACGAGGCGGCCAAGGCAATCAAGGCGCAGTACACCGAGATCGCTGCGGCACATGATGCCAACCTGCGGCAACTCGCGGTCATCGAAGGAGGCTTCGCGTCGAGCTCAGTCAACAGTCTGGTGAGCCGGCCAATCATGCTCGGCGTCGGCAAGAACCGACTCAGCGCTGTGGTTGCGAATACGCTCATCGAGGGCGCGCCGACCAAGCAATGGTGGCTCAAGCAGGCTGCGGATGTGTCGTTCCGGTTCGCCGGTGTGGTGCGCAATGGCTTCGTGAACGGCGAGACCACGGAACAGGTGGTCACCCAGATTGTCGGCCGCCGGGCTCGGGGCGACCAACCGCCGGTGAAGGGCTTCATGGATGTCAGCAAGCGCGCGGCTCGGACCTTGGTCCACAACAGCGCCCAAGCGGTGGCCAATGGCGCCAGGATGGAGGTCTACAAGGCCAATTCTGGCGAGAATGGACCGGTGAAAGGGTATCGCCAGCTCAGCACCTTGGACTCGCACACCACGGAAATCTGCATGGTCTACGACCAGAAGACATGGGATCTGCAGTTCAGGCCTGTGGGGCACTCGTTGCCGTACAAGCAAGGTTGCCCGCGGCACTGGGGGTGTCGCAGTACCACTCTGCCTTGGCTCAAGACGATGCGTGAGCTGGGTATCGACGTCGACGAGGTGAAGAGCACCCGGGCGTCGATGGACGGCCAGGTGCCGGCCAGTCTGAACTTCGAGACATGGCTCAAGGGTAAGTCGAAGGCCTTCCAGGACGAGAAGCTGGGGCCCGGCCGCGCCGACCTCTGGCGCCGAGGCGTCATCACCTTGAGCGACCTGTTGGACCAGCGGGGCAACCCGCTGAGCCTGGCGCAACTCAGGTCGCTGTACGCGCCCGACTGATCTGATCACCAATTCGTGTAGGCCCGGCAATGTCCGGGCTTTTTTATGCCTGCGTTTCGGATGGAGCGGGGCGCCTTCCGGGCCGGATGGCCCATCGCAATGGCCGGATGGCCGGAGAAAGACGAGATGAAACTGAAGACTGTCGAAGTCGATGGCAAGCAATACGCCGAGGTCCAGGATGGCAAGCCGGTCTACGTGGAGGATGACGGTAAGGAGATCGCTTTCGATGCGGTCGGTACCCGAGCCACCATCACCCGCTTGAACGGAGAGGCCAAGCAGCACCGCGAGCGGGCGGAGAAGGCCGAGAAAATCGCAAAGGACTTCGAAGGCATCGAGGACCCGGCCGCAGCGCGCAAAGCCCTGGAAACCGTCGCCAATCTCGACGCGAAGAAGCTGGTGGATGCCGGCGAGATCGAGAAGGTGAAGGCTGAAATCGGCAAGGCCTACGACACCAAGCTGACCGAGGCCACCACGCGCGCGGAGCAGTTGGAGCAGCAGCTCTACGCCGAGAAGATCGGCGGCAGCTTCTCCCGCTCGAAGTTCGTGGCAGACCGCCTGGCTGTTCCGGCCGACATGGTGCAGTCCGTGTTCGGCAAGCACCTGAAAGTCGAGGACGGCAATGTCGTGGCCTACGACGCCCACGGCAACAAGCTGTACAGCAAGGCCCGTCCCGGCGAGGCCGCCGACTTCGATGAAGCGCTGGAGATTCTCGTCGACCAGTACCCCTACCGCGACCAGATCCTGAAGGGCTCTGGCCACTCCGGCGGCGGAACGCCCCCGGGCGGCAAGCCCTCCGGCAGCACGGCCAAGTCGCTCGCCGACTGCAAGACAGAGGCCGAGAAGGTCGCCTACCTCGAAACGATCAAGTAAGGAGGCCACATGGCTTTCGATCTCGCTGTATTCAACAAGCAGACCTACACGGCTCTGACCGAAACCGTCGCCCAGGCGATCGACAAATTCAACCAGGCATCCGCCGGCACCATCGTTCTACAGAACGCGCCGGCGCAGGGTGACTTCGACATCAAGGCCAGCTTCAAGCTGATCGCCAATCTGGTGCGCCGCCGCAACGTCTACGGCAACGGCGACGTGGCTGCGACTCGTCTGACGCAGTTGCTCAACGCCGCGGTGAAGGTCGCCGCCGGCACGCCACCGATCGAGTATGAAGCGGCCCAGTACAACTGGGTGTTGCAAAACCCGGCGTTGGCGGCCCTGACCATCGGTGAGCAACTGGGTAAAGCACGTGTCGCGGATATGCTGAACACCGCCATCCGCGGCGCGGTGGCTGCAATCAGCGGTCACTCCGACGCGACCCATGGCAGCGCCACCGAGACCGCAACCTTCCGCACCCTGAACAAGGCGGCGTTCAAGTTCGGTGACCGCGCCAACGCCATCGCGGCCTGGGTGTTCCATTCCAGCGTGGTCAGCGATCTCTACGACAACGCTCTTGCGAACGCCGAGAACCTGTTCACCTACGACGGCGTGAACGTGATGCGCGACCCGTTCGGCCGTCTGTTCGTGGTGACCGACGCCGACTCGCTGATCGTGCCGGCTGGCGCCGACCCCGAGGCCAACCCAGCTTCGTTCCGCTCCCTGGGCCTGGTGCAGAGCTCGGTGCTGGTGACCGGCAACAACGACTTCGACGCCGTTCTGAACCGTACTACCGGCAAGGAGAACCTGGGTTCGGTCTACCAGGCCGAGTGGAGCTACAACCTGGGCGTGCTCGGTTACACCTGGAAGACCGGTGCGGGCGGCGCTTCGCCGAACGATACCGCGATCGGCACCGCGGCGAACTGGGAGCGCACCGCCACCAGCGTCAAGGACACCGCCGGCGTTCTGGTGCTGAGCAAGTAACCGCAGAGGGGCCGCCAGGCCCCCTTTCATGAGGTGGACAATGACCAAGAAGATTCTGTGGTTCGTAGCTGGCCCGGCGACCTCGGACCAGATGGAGTTCGCCCAGCGCAATGGGCTGACGATTCGGGATCCGCTCGCCTATCGCCAGGGTGACTTCCTCGAACAGGCCGATGCGGTGGCTGGCGAGGTGCCGCGGGCATACTCGGTGGCCTACGACCTGATCGAACTGCAAACCAGCGGTGCTGCGAAGGCTTCGGGCGGCCAGGACGGCGAGCCGACCCTCGACGAAATCAAGGCTGACCTGAAGACCCTCGGCGTTGCGTTTGATGGGCGTGCAGGCAAGGCTGCGTTGGCGAAACTGCTCGCCGAGGCGAAGGCGGCCCAGGAGCCCTCGCCGTTGAACGACGAACAGGTGCTGGCGCGTCTCGTTGAACTGGGTGTCGAGGTGCCGGAAGGCGCCACGCCCGATTCGCTGCGCGAGCTCCTGAAGGCGACCGAGGAGAAAGCCAATGGCGGTGGTGACTGAGGGTGACGGCGCCAACAGCTACGTCTCCGTCGACCAGGCTACCGAGTATCACGCTCAGCGCGGCAATGCTGCCTGGGCGTCGGCCTCCAATGACAGCCGCTCCTCGGCACTGATCAGGGCGACCGACTACATCGACCGTAGCTATCAATTCCGAGGCTCGAAGGTCGACCCGGACCAGCCGTTGGAGTTTCCACGCACCGGCCTGGCATGGCCGAACCGGAAACTGCAGGCCGCAACGTGCGAACTGGCCCTGTTGGCGCTTGACGGGCCGCTGGATACGGTACAGCAGGCCTCCGCCGTGAAATCCGAGACGGTGGGGCCCCTCACCACGGTCTACGCCGATCCGGTGAACCAGGGGCAGCCGCGCTACGTTGCAGTGGATCGGCTTGTGGAGGCGCTGACCGTCGGCGGCGGCATGTTCAACGTCAGGGTGTCGAGGATGAGCTGATGGCCGATATCTACGACCGTTCCCGGGCGATGGCCATACGCATGCTGGCACCGCGGAGTAAGGGCGGTAAGGGGCTTGAGCTACGCCTGACCAAGTTCGAGCAGGGCGAGTACGACCCGGCGACCGGTGGAAGTCCAACCATAGAGCGCCGCTTCGATGGTTCCGGCATGCGCCAGGACTACGATGTGCGGGTTATCGATGGCTCGCTGATCCAACAGGGTGATGTCGAGATCATCATGTCACCAGTGCAGCTCGGGGGGCAGGACATGCCGGCGCCGAGGAACGGCGACCGTATCGAGTTCGACGGCGAGGCCTTCAAGGTGGTGACTGCGAAAGCCTGGAACTACGCCGGACTGGACATCGGTTTCGTCGCGCAGGCGAGGAGGTAGCGCATGGCCCGTGGCTCTCGCATGCGTCAACGCTACTCAGGGCGCCAGGGCAGCTTCGCTGCAGCGGTGGCGCAGTTCCGCGACCAAGCCTTGGCTGCCGGCGATGCGATCTACCAGCGGATCATGTTGGACCTGTCCGCCAAGGTGATCGAGAAATCTCCAGTCGGTGACCCGGAGCGGTGGGCCGCGAACGTCGCTTACCGACAGAGGGCGAGCGCCGCGGCGGACCGCTACGACGAGAACGTCGCGATTCGCAACACCCTGATCAACCTGAATCCGAGCAACTTCACCAGGAACGGGAATCTGCGTCGAGGCGTGAAGCACGCGAAGCCGCTGACCAAGGCGGAGCGTGACCAGAACTTCGACGTCAACGGGATGGTGGCCGGGCGCGGGTATGTTGGCGGGCGCTTTCGGGCCAACTGGCAGTTCAGCATTGGCACGGCCGCACCGGGGGAGATTGATGACGTCGACCCGACTGGCAGCAAGGCAATTTCTGCAGTGACCGCTGGGGTCCAGCCGCTGAAGCTCGGTGATACCGCCTACCTGGTGAACAACCTGCCGTATGCGGTACCGCTGGAGTACGGGCACTCCAGCCAGGCGCCGGCTGGCATGGTCCGGGTGACCATCGCCGAGTTCCAGCAGATTGTGGAGGCCGCCGTCAGGGCGAACCAGGTGTAGCTCCACCAGACCAGGGGTCGATATGTCCCATTCTCTTGCTCGCCAAGCTATCGAGGAAAAGCTCAACTCATGGGCAAAAGGGAGGCCTATTCGTGTGGCGTTTCAAGCGTCCAGTTTCACTCCCGAGGTCGGCGAGACATACCTCCGCGGGTATCTACTTCCAAGCGGGACCAGCACTCCTCATTTGGCTGGCGAGGCTCTCGAGTTTCGGGGTGTCTACCAGGTCAGCATCGTCTGCCCATCGGGCCAGTCGCTGGGGATTGCAGAGTCGCTTGTTGATGAGATCACTTCACTGTTTCGCGTTGACTCGCGCCTGTCGCGCGGTGACTTCGAAGGGATTGTTGCCGGACCAGTAGAGCAAGGACCGGCCATCTTCGATGATGCCTCCTACATCGTTCCAGCCAGCTTTGCCTATCGCGGCGCGGCTGACCAATAGCCCGATCGGGCACAACCATCCGCCGCCTGGCGGGCTTTCAAGAGGAAATACTCATGGCCGCACGCTTCCCGCTGCCCAATGGCTCCGTGCTGGAAATTGCATCCACACTGGGGGCCGCCGTTGCTTTCACGGCAATTACCAACGCAAAACCGCCGATTGCCAGCGCTACTGGCCATTCCCTGGAGATGGGGGATGCCGTTCTGATCACCTCCGGCTGGGCCAAGATATCTGACCGAGCCAGCCGCATCGGAGCGGTCACAACTGATACTTTCGCACTGGGTGGGCTGGATACCACCAACACTGATATCTACACCCCAGGTTCCGGTGTTGGTTCGGTGATTCCGGTGGAGTCCTGGGTTCAGATCTCGAAGGTCACCGGATTTTCCTCTTCGGGGGGTGAGCAGCAGTATCTGACCGTTGGCTACTTGGAAGAAGATGATGATCGGCAGATCCCGATCAATCGGAACCCGCTTTCCCTGGAGATTACGGTCGAAGACCAGCCGTCCGCCGCATATGTCGATGTGGTCGAGAATCTTGGGGAAACGAAAGCACTGACCGTCATCCGGCTGAAGCTGCCGAGTGGTGACCAAATCCTGTATCCCGGCTACGTGAGCATCACCAGTTCGCCGACCATGGAGCGGAATCAGTTGATGACCCGCACTATCAGCATTGGCCTGTCTGGTCGTCCGCTTCGATACCTGGCGGCGTAAGGAGGGGATATGAGCAAAGTCAAGTTTTCCCTGGACCCGAAGCCTACTTTCATTGCTCCAGTACCAATCCCATTGCATGGCGGCGGGAGTGTCGAGGTGAAGTTCACCTTCAAGCACATGCCAAAGGATGATCTCGACGCATTCCTGAAGGGAGTGGGCGAACTGTCTGACCGCGAGGCGATCATGGCCGTCGCGGCAGGCTGGGAACTCGACGACGCGTTCAACGACGAGAACGTACAGCGACTGCTGCAGAACTACCTCGGCGCCGGCCCGACGGTTGTCAGGGTGTACATGGAGCAGATCACCCAGGCCCGCCTGGGAAACTGACCAGCGCGGCGGCAGCGCTGTACAAGACAGAGCCTGATGCGGAAGCCCTTGCTGCGCTGGGGCTCAGGCCTGATGACCTACCGGTGGAAGAGGTGGCCATCTGGCCTGAGAACTGGCGGGCTTTCCTGCTGTTTCGCGACATGTCCACCCAGTGGCGAACAGGCATGAACGGTCCCACTGGACTGGACTACGGCGTCTTACAGGACATCTTACGGCTGCGCGGGGTGCCGCGGGCTCAATGGTCCGAACTGTTCGATGCCGTCCAGACGATGGAAGTCGTCGCGCTGACAACAATTCATGAAGGGTAAGCGATGGATATTGCAAGCCTTGGCATCGCCGTGCATTCGGAGAGCGCCGACCAGGCGGCTCAGGATCTGGATCGCCTGGTCGGATCCGCCGTCCGAGCTGAAAATGCGGTCGACTCGGTCGGAGAAACCTCTGCCCAAGCATCCGCGCGCATCTCCAACATGGTTCGCGCCTCGCTGGAGGCCAGTGATTACCATCAGAGGCTTGCGAAGGCGGCTACCAGCAGTAGCGCAGCCCTCGAGAAGGCGAATGCCTCGACCATCGACTGGACCAAGTACCAGGAGGAGATCAACGCTCGCGGGCAAGCCATCATCCAGTCGCAGCAGCGCATTGCCGAACAGGCCAAGAAGTCCGCTACTGCAGCCCAGGAGCAATCTACCAGTCTCGATGCCGGCAGCCGGAACCTTGCCAGGTTCAACGATCAGTTGGGTCGGACCGGTCTTACCGCCAGGCAAACCCAGGCCGCTATGCGGGGGCTTCCCGCGCAGATCAGTGATGTCGTCGTCAGCATCCAGGGCGGCCAGTCCCCCATGCAGGTCCTTCTGCAGCAAGGCGCACAGGTTCGCGATATGTTCGGCGGACTTGGCTCAGCGCTGCGGGCGGTTGGTGGTTATGCGCTGAGCTTGATTAACCCCGTTAACGGGTTGGCTGCAGCTGCCGGCACGCTTGGTTTTGCTTTCTACGACGCAGAGAAAAAGGCCGCTGCCTTTAGCAAAGCAATTTTTGCTGGGAATGGCGCAGCAGGCATGACTGGGTCGGCTCTGGCTCAAGTTGCTAAGCAGGCTGCTTCGGTCTCCGGATCATTGGCCAGCGCGAATCGAGCTGCTATTGCATTGGCAGCCAGCGGAAAGGTTGGGGCCGGCCAACTTCAGAGCCTCACGGAAACGACCAGCGCAATCGCTCAATTTACCGGGCGGGATATTGAGGATGTGGCGAAGTCCTTGTCAGAGCTGGGGGATGATGCGACTAGGGCAGCGGCACGAGTTAGCGAGCAGTATCGGCTGCTGAGTTACGAGCAATATCAGGCGATCAAGGCGATCGATGAGCAAGGCGACCATCAGCAGGCTGTCGATCAACTGAACGAGGATCTGCATCGTAACGCTCAGGAGAGGCTGAAACAGTATCGCGAGTCTCTGTCTGGTGTTGAGCAGGGATGGGACGCAGTTAAAACGGCGATCGGTAATGCCTACGCTGCAATCCGTGCTGACTTGTTTCCAACCCTCAATGAGCAAATACAGACGCTCCAACGGACATTGGATCAACGGCAAAACGCTCCGTTTCTGTCGAATGCTTTGCGTGGCGCACTAACTGGCGCCGCAACTGGCTTGCCTGGCGTGGCCGCTACCGGAGCACTATTTCAGTCCTTTCGGGATCAGTTCAGCTCCACAGAGGCATTGAAGGAGCAGAACAGCCTCTTGCTCGTCCGAAAAGACTTGTCCGAGCAGAATGCCAAGTCGGAGGCTGAGCTGGGCGAGGCTGACCAGCAGCTCATCGCCATTGAGAAAGAGCTGGGCGACCAGTTAGGCGATGTCTCCCCGGCGGCCAAGCGAGCGAAAGCAATTGATGAGCTGACCAAGAGGTACGTCGCCGGCTACCGCGCGGCCGAGAAGATGATCTCGGCAGGCAAGTTGAGCGCGCTTCCCGACTGGCTCAAGGGTGTGAATATTGTCGGTGATAGCGTATCAGGCGGAACCTTCGACAAGCTGGTGGCTGGCATCAATCAGCGGTTCAAGGACCCGAAGGCGGCCAGGTCTTCTCAATTTCGTGATGATGCTGCTACCCAGTACCTGTTGCGTCTGCGCGAGCAGCAGGGAGCCCTGGAGCAGCAACTTGGTACCAGCGAGAAACTGTCCGTTTCGCAGCGTGAGATGGCGAAGTGGGAGCAGCAGATTGCGGACCTGAAGGTGAAAGCTGTCCTGACTGCCGATCAAAAGTCTCTCTTGGCTAGGGAGGCGGAGGTTCGCGCGCAGCTTCAGAAGAACGTGGCGCTCGAGGCCGAGGCGAGGAAGAAGGAGGAAATCGCCAGGATCGACGCGTACCGCGCAAACCTTGAGGGGCGCCTGCGTTCAGTGCAGCAGGGGTACGAACTGCAGATCGCTGGCCTTGGTGCGGGCGATGAAGAGCGCCGGCGCATTCAGGACCGTTTAAAGCTGGAGCAGGACTACCAGAGCCAGAGCGCCAAGCTGCAGGAACAACGCAACCGCGGCGAAACCAACGGCGGCATCAGCCAGAGCCAGTACGAAAAGGAACTCGCTGCTCTGGACGATTATCACCGTAAGGCGCTGGCCAAGCAGAACGAATACTTCCATCAAGTCGATGAGACTCAGAAGGATTGGTCATTGGGAGCCAGATCGGCGTTCAAGACCTATCTGGAGAGTGCTCGGGACGTGGCGGGCCAAACCAAGAACCTGTTCACCAGCGTCTTCAGCAGCATGGAGGATGCAGTCGCGGCCTTCGCCACGACCGGCAAGTTGTCGTTCTCCGACTTCGCCAAGAGTGTGCTGGCCGACATGGCACGTATCGCAACGCGGCAGGCCGCAACCGGGATTTTTTCTGGGTTGGCTGGAAGCGTATTGGGCTCAGCGGTAAGCGGCTTTTTCGGTGGTGGTGCGGGTGGCGCCAGTGCTTCCGACTATACCGGCAGCGCTTTCACTTCCTGGGTCGCTGGTCAGCGTGCAAGCGGGGGGACGGTGGCTCCGAACTCGCTGTACGAGGTGAACGAGAGAGGGCCTGAACTGTTGAGTCAAGGAGGCCGCACATACCTTATGACTGGCGCAGAAGGTGGATCGGTTGTTCCTTTGGGCGCCGGTCGGGCGTCGATTGCTGCGGCGGGTGGCGGCTCTATGAGTATCAGCATCTACGCGCCAGTGACACTTGAGAGCCAGGATCAGGAAGCTGGAGCAATTGATCAAGCAGCTCTGCAGCGTGGACTTGAAAGTCGCTTCCGAGCGGTTGCGGTGGAAGAGATCGGTAAAGCGACGCGCGCCGGTGGACAGATTTGGCGCTCAATCAATGGGAGGTAGTTGTGGCTATTGAGACTTTCAACTGGCCAACGATGCGCCCGGAGGCCCCGGACATGAGCTTTTCGGTACGCACGGCGCAGTTCGGCGACGGCTACCGTCAGGAGGTAGCGGACGGAATCAATAACCTCCGCCAGTCTTGGCCGGTTACCTGCGTGCTGAAGGCGCAGGCTGCAGTGCAACTGATGGAGTTCATGGAACGCCACGCTGGGGCGAAATCGTTCCTTTGGACCAATCCTTTAGGGCATCTCGGGCTCTATACCTGCAAGAACCCAAGTCCAATGCCGCTGGCTGGTGGACTGGTGCGATTCACGGGTACCTTTGAACAGGCATTCCATCCATGACACTGATCACCGATATCCAGAAGCTGGAGCCCGGCGGCGAGGTCGTGCTGTTCGAACTCGACGGCAGCGACTTCGGCGCTGACGTGGTCCGGTTCCACGGACACGCTATCCCGCACAGCCCGCAGGAACTGGCCGCCGCCGGTGCCAACGCCGACCAGTTACCGGCGAAACCGATCTGGTGGCAGGGCCACGAATACGCGGCCTGGCCGGTGCAGATCGAGGGCATCGAGGCGAACAGCGATGGTACTGCGGCGCGGCCGAGCTTCACCGCCGGCAACGTCAATGGCCGGATTACGGCGCTCTGCCTGGCGTTCGAGGACCTGCTCCAGTTCCGCCTCACCATCCGGACGACGCTGGCGAAGTATCTGGACGCGGCGAACTTCCCTGGCGGCAATCCCGACGCTGATCCCTCCCAGGAGATCGTCGAGATCTGGTACTTGGACCAGAAAACCAACGAGGACGGCCAGTACGTCGCTTGGGAACTGGCCTCGCCAGGTGACGTTGGCGGCGAGCAGGTCGGTCGGCAGATGACGACTCTTTGCCACTGGGCGATGACGGGCGGGTACCGCGGGCCCGACTGCGGCTACACCGGCCCGTACTTCGACATCGACGGCAACCCCACCGATGACCCAGCCCGGGACGAGTGTGACGGCTGCCTGGGCACCGGTTGCATCCCGCGCTTCGGTGAAGGCAACCAACTGCCCTTCGGCGGCTTCCCTGCCGTCTCGATCATCGCCAGGAGCTGACCATGCTCAAGCACATCCTGTCTGCCGTGCAGAAGCACGCTGCGGCAGAGTATCCGCGCGAGTGCTGCGGACTGATCATCCGTTCTGGCCGGAGCCAGCGATACGTTCCCTGCGAAAACACCGCTGCCGACGCCGGCGAGGAGTTCCGCATCGCGCCGGAGGCGTATGCAGAGGCAGAGGATCAGGGAGAGATCGTCGCCGTGGTGCATAGCCACCCCGATGCCACCAGCCGACCGAGTGCCGCAGATGTCGCGATGTGCAACGCCTCGGGCCTGACTTGGCACATCCTGAGCTGGCCGGAGGGCGACCTGCGTACCATCGAGCCCGTCGACCAGGTGCCGCTGCTCGGGCGCACCTTCGTGCATGGGGTGCAGGACTGCTGGCAGGTCTGCTCGGACTGGTACCAGAGGGAGTGGGGCATCGAGTTCCCGCACTTCGAGCGTGCCGATGGCTGGTGGGAGCGGGCAGACGGTCCAAGCCTCTACGAGCAGCGGTTCGAGGGGGCCGGCTTCATCCGGGTGGACCGGCCGCAGCGCGGCGACATGATCGTGATGGTGGTGGGGCGCACCGCGCACCCGAACCACGCTGGGATCTACCTGGCGGACGACCCATCACTACCTGGCGAGGATGCGCAGCACTTCGGCGCCGGGCCGTTCCTGTTGCACCACCTGTATGGGAAACCCTCAGAAATCATCGTGTTCGGCGGGCCGTGGCTCGACCGGATGCGACTGGTGCTGCGGCATCGGAAAGCGAAAGCGTAGAGACGCGGATGATCAGTCGGCATCCTCCGACTCATCCTCGTCCTTGAAGCCCGGGGCGCTTATTCGGAATTCGAACTCAAGGCCGTTTGCTTCGACCTTTGCAGCTAGGAGGGTCAAGAGGTCACTCACGTTCATTGAGTCGAGGTTGCCTGGAGCGACCTGAAAGCTCTCCTCAAGACGAGAAATTATCTCTGCATGGAGCGACCTTGCCCCGTCTCTGGCGCTCTCCTCAAGTCTGGCTCGCAGATCAACAGGCATTCGGATGGGGTAAGGGGAAATGGCGTGGCGATCGTTCATGGTGACCCCGTGAGTGGCGTTGCGAGCAGGGTACGGAATGAGTGACATTGACTCAATGAGTTAACTTGACTCTCAATCTGAGTGAGTTAATATGAGTCCACACAGGCTAAGGAGGTAACCACTGTGAGTAGCAGACACCAAAACCCACCCTTCTCCCTTCGCATGCCGGCCGAGGTCAAGGCTCACCTGGATGCAAGAGCAAAGAAGGAGGATCGCAGCCTGAACTGGCTGATCTGCAAGATTCTGGAGGAGGCCATGCAGCGTGACCAACAGCAGGCCTGAAATGAAGAAGCCCCAGGTGTTGGCGCACCCAGGGCTTCGGGGAAACGTCGAAATCTACGAGGAAACCAACGTCATGCACGATCATAGCACAACGACTGCTCAGGTCATCCCGTTCCGCCAGAAGGAACTCCTGCTGGTGGGCAATGCTGGGGAGCCCTTCGTGCCGATGAAGCCGGTGGTGGAGGGCATGGGGCTGGCCTGGCAGAGCCAGCACCGCAAGCTGCAATCAGGTCGATTCGCCACCTGCATCACCGAAATGGTGATTCAGCTACCGGGGGACACCCAGCGTCGTCCAGTTTCCTGCCTCCCGCTCCGCAAGCTCACCGGCTGGCTGATGTCGATCCACCCGAATAAGGTCCGTCCGGAACTGCGCGAGGGCATCATCGCCTACCAGAACGAGTGCGACGACGTGCTCTGGGCCTACTGGAACGAGGGCGCCGCTGTTCGGCGCGATGACCGGACTGTGGCCAGCGTACTCGCCACCACGATCGGAACCGATGGCTTCCACTGCCTGGCTGCCGTCGTCGATGGCAAGGTGCGGCACCTGCCGTCGGCGATTCGCCGAGGCGCCAAGAACCACATCTGGAGCCAGGTGCACAAGGCGTTCAGCGTCGTGACCGCCGAGGACATCCCGGCCGACCAGCTCGACAGCGCGCGGAACTTCATCGCCGCCTACGCCTTGGAAGGCGAGTGGTTGCCGAAGGATAGAGTCGCGTCGGCCGTCGACACTTGCTCGTGGTCGAACATTGCGTTTCTGGTCGACTGTGTGGAGAAGTGCTGGAAGATCGTTGAGAGCCGTCGTCTGGCCACTCACCTCAGCGGGCTCGGTTGTAATGCTGGCGTCGAGTTGGCGGGCTTTCTGTGGGATGGGCTGGGTTCCGCAGCGCACGTGAGGAAGTACTGTGCCAACGAGCTGAACTGGCATAAGGGGGCTTCGGCATGAGCATGGAACTGCTGACCCTTCGCATAAAAGGGGTATCCCCCCTCATGATGCATAGCGACAAGTTGGCCAACCCGCTGCACCCGGCAACGAAGGCGCATCGTGAACTGACCAGCAAGCGCAAGAAAGTCGATGACGACCACGTTGCGATCGCCAGATCGGAGTTCATCGCCGGCGTGTACTTCGATGAGACCTCGGGCATCCACATTCCGGGCGCGAACTTCGACGCGACGTTCCTGGCCGGCGCCAAGCTGCAGAAGCTCGGCACCCACTGGAAGCGTGGTGCGCTGGTGATGACAGACAAGGCCTCGCTGGACTTCGACGGGCCGACGACGCCGGAGGCGCTCTGGGACGACCAGCGGTTCGTGGATTGCCGCGGAGTGAAGGTCGGCCAGGCCAAGGTCATGCGGTACAGGCCGATCTTCCTGGACTGGGCATGCGAACTTGAGGTCGCCATCAACACCGACGTGCTGGACCTGCAGGAGGTCAAGAAGGCTATCGACGACTCCGGCAAGCTGATCGGCGTGTGCGAGTACCGTCCCCGCTTCGGGCGTTTCGAGGTGATCTATGGCTGAAGTGACGAAGTACCCGGTGCACAAGCAGGCTGTCGAAGACTTCCTCAAGGAGTTCAAATATGGGGACCTGGTCGGACACGACTGGCTTGAAGCGCGCTTCGGCATGCCTTCGATGAGTGATTCCAAGGCGCTCACGGTAGAGCAGTTCCGCGATCGGCAGTTCGAATGGTTGGCCAACGTCGAGGCGTTCAAAGCCGAACTGCTTCGAGACCACCAGGTCTGCCTGCAGTCGGTTCGCGGGCGCGGCTACCGCTGGGTGCCGCCTCATGAACAGACCGGCGTCGCGATGGATGAACTGGGGCGCAACGTCCGCAAGGTCTTCCGCAGCACCGGGCAGAAGCTTCGGTATCTACGGATCACCGAGTTGACGGACGAGCAGCGCCGCGACAATCTGGACCAGCTCGCGAAGTTTTCCGCTTTGCGCGGAATGACGAGGAAGGCTCTGACCTGAGCTTCACAGCGTACAGCGCATCCAGTGGGTGCGTTGTGCGGTGCGCAAGCGCCAATTGCTCGGCGGGGCATGTCTGGGTCGGGCTGGGTCGGGTTCGGCTCGCTTCGGCAGGGCAAGGCTGGGCTAGGTTGGGTGCGGCAAGGTTGGGCATGGTATGGGCCGTAAACGGCATGGAGAGGGCGCCTTTGGGCGCCCTTTCTGTTTCTGCTGGGCGGACTCTGGGTTTTGATGCTGGCCAGGTGATGGTAGATTGCGAGCTTTTAGGAGGCTGGATATGGAAAGCGGTTCCTCTTTATTGCTCGGTTTTGTCCTTCTGATTGGAGGTGTTGTCCTCTACTTTTTACCTGCAATAATCGCTGAAAATAGAAAGCATCATAATAAAGGCGCGATAACTGTATTGAACTTGCTTCTCGGATGGACCTTTGTGGGATGGGTTGCCGCTTTGGTTTGGGCTGCGTCTGCCACAAGAGAGAGTGAGAGCAATAATTCCGTGAGTCGAAATAATCTAAATCTGCAAGCTCAAACAAGTGATGTTCGACCGTGTCCGTATTGCGCTGAGATGATTAAGTGCGCTGCGATCAAGTGTCGTTACTGTGGAGCTGATGTTGACTCGGTAGCGGAGAAGTCAGCGCCAGTCGGAGTAAGTGTTGGCTGGGCTGTAAAGGTGAAGTGTAAGTCCGCAGAAGAGGTTAATGGTGCGAAGGCTAAGTTTGATGAATTGAAACTGCCTATAGCTTCAGCTTCGGGCTTGACGGTGATAGTTGGACCATTTTCTGACAAGCGCTCGGCCAATTCAGTATTGAGAGAACTTGGAGTTTCGCACTATATTCATGGGGATCTTTACTGGCTCAAAGGTCGGTAGATTTAACTAACGGTTTTTTCGAAGAACCGCCTCCGGGCGGTTTTTTATTACCTGGAGAAACACATGACCATCGCAGCGCACCACACTCCGATGACCACCATCAAACTCTACGGCGCGCTCCGGCAGTTCGGCCGGGAGTACCGTATGCTCGTCGGGTCGACTGCGGAAGCGATCAAGGCCCTGTGCGTGCAGATTCCAGGCCTCGAGCGCTTCCTCGCCAATGCCCACCTGCGAGGTATGGAGTTCGCTGTATTCCGTGGGAAACGGAACATTTCCCAAGATGAGCTGCAGTTCGGGGGCGCCGAGGAAATTCGCATTGCTCCGGTCATGCGGGGCCGGAAGCGTGGCGGGTTGGTGCAGACGATAGTCGGGGCCGCCTTGATAGCTGCTTCCTACGCTTTTCCCGTCATAGCCCCGTATGCGCTGCCTGCAGGGATAGGGATGGTTGCCGGCGGCGTCATCCAAATGCTCAGCCCCCAAGCACAGGGCCTGAAGCAGAGCGCGGCGCCGGAGAACCAGCCCAGCTACGCCTTCGGCAGCGCTAGAAATACCACTGCCAGCGGGAACCCGGTACCGATCTGCTACGGGAAGCGCCGCTGGGGTGGGGCGATTATCTCGGCTTCGATCTACGCCGAGGACAAGGTGTAACAACCAACCATGAGCGGCTATGCCGCGGGAGAGTGTGATGAAACTCGATAAGCTGGATGTGGCCGTAGAGCTTCCGCAGCCAGGTAGTGCAGAGTTCGAAAGGCTTGTCTCGGAGGCAACGATCTCGCCGGTTGATGTCACTGGCCTGTGTCTGCCGAAAGAGCTTACAGACGAGTTGGAAAGAAAAGCCGACCTGCTCGAGCGTCGGCTTTCGAGGATGGAGGCGGCTCTTGGGCTTGAGCCGATCCTTTAGATCTGATCCATCTTGCTGGCAGACCTCAGCCCTGAAATCAAGGCATCAAGAGCCAGGTGGTGCTCAGAAGATCCGTCGCGGAGGGAAGCATCTGCTGGCATTTTGGATTTGATGGTCTCGATATGCTCAACCACCTTGTCGATGGCCCCTTTGTTCGTTGACCCAAGAATTGAGCCAACCACCGATAGTGCGGCCATAACGCTCAGTTGGAAGGGTGATACAACGGGCTTTTCGCTCATCTTGACCTCCTAGGTCTTTAACCGCGCCGACATTGGCGCCTCCCGATCCCTGGGCCGGCACGCTCAGGGTCGGGAAACCCTTGCATGAAGGCACGACGCTACTACCCCGGTAGGGTGGTTGCCACTGGCATTTCATCCACGCTGTACAACCTTCCAGCCCGCCTCGCGCGGGCTTTTTCATGCCCGGAGGAAAGCATGGGCGCAGTTCACCAGCACCTGGCCGGCCGCAAGGGCGGCAGTAGCAAGCCGAAACAGCCGGTCGAGGCACCCGACAGCCTGCGCTCGGTCGCGATGGCCAAGATTCTGCTCGCCGTGGGCGAGGGCGAGTTCGCCGGCGTTCCGAGCGAGCGCGACATCTACCTCGACAACACCCCGCTGATGGACCCGAGCGGTAACCTGAATTTCCCCAACGTTAAGTGGGAGTGGCGCGCGGGGTCGGTGGACCAAGACTACATCCCGGGCATCCCTGCCGTTGAGAATGAAACCAGCGTCAACGTCGAGTTGCGCAGCGATACGCCCTGGGTGCGCTCGCTGAGCAATACCCAGCTTTCCGCAGTGCGCCTGCGCTTCGCCTGGCCAGCGCTCCAGCAGCAGGACACCAACGGCAACATCGGCGGGTACCGGATCGAATACGCCGTAGATCTGGCCACCGACGGCGGCGCCTACCAGGAGGTGCTGCGCGAGGCCGTCGATGGCAAGACCACCACCCGCTACGAGCGTTCCCGCCGGATCGACCTGCCGGCGGCCACCAATGGCTGGCAGGTGCGCGTCCGCCGCCTGACGCCGAACCAGAACAACAACCGCATCGCCGACACCATGCTGGTCGCCGGCTACACCGAGGTGATCGACGCGAAGCTGCGCTACCCGAACACGGCCCTGCTGTACGTCGAGTTCAGCGCAGAGCAGTTCAGCAACATTCCGGCTGTCACAGTCGACTGCCGCGGACGGAAGGTCCAAGTGCCGAGCAACTACGATCCGGAGACCCGGGCCTACCTCGGCATCTGGGACGGCACGATGAAACAGGCCTGGACCGACAACCCGGTCTGGCACACCTACGACATCGTGACCAACGATCGTTTCGGTGTGGGTAAACGCATCAAGGCCTGGATGGTCGATCGCTGGGAGATGTACCGGATTTCCCAGTACTGCGACCAGTTGGTGCCGGATGGGAAGGGTGGTCAGGAGCCGCGACACACCTGCAACCTGAACCTGCAAAGCCGCGCCGGGGCCTGGGAGCTGCTGCGCGACCTCACCGCTATCTACCGCGGCATGGCGTACTGGGCCCAGGGCCAACTGAAGATCCAGGCGGATATTCCGCGCGCCACCGACGTCGATTTCGCCTACACCCGGGCCAATGTCATCGACGGCCGCTTCAGCTACGGTTCGGCCAGTGAGCGCACTCGCTACAGCCGTGCCTTGGTCAGCTACGACAATCCGGCGAACAACTACGACACCGACGTGGCTGTGGCCACCGATAAGCGCCTGCAGCGGCGTTACGGCGACAACCCGGTCGAGGTGGCAGCCATTGGCTGCGACCGCGAGAGTGAGGCCCAGCGGCGCGGAAAATGGGCGATCCTGACCAACAGCCAGGATCGCACGGTAACGTTCCGTACCGGGATGGATGGAGCGATACCGCTGCCGGGATGGGTGATTCCGGTGGCTGATGCGCTGTTGGCTGGACGGGAGATCGGCGGGAGGATCTCTGCGGTTGCTGGCCGAGCGATCACCTTGGATCGTGACACCCAGGTGAAAGCTGGCGACCGGCTGTTCCTGAACCTGCCCAGTGGTAAGGCTGAGGCGCGAACCGTGCAGTCGGTCGCCGGGCGCGCGGTGACCGTGACGACAGCCTACAGCGAGACCCCGCTACCGGAACTGGTCTGGACCCTCGATGCCGCCGACCTGGCGGTGCCGCTCTACCGTGTGATGAAAGTCAGCCAGCCGGAGCGGGGTGTCTTCGAGATCACCGCTCTGCAGTACGAGCCCGGGAAGTTCTCAGCGATCGACACTGGCGCTAAGTTGGAGAGCCGCCCGATCAGCGTCATCCCGATCACCACGGTGCCTCCGCCGGCGAGCGTCACGCTGACCTCGCACTACCAGTTCGATCAGGGGTTGGCGGTAAGCACGATGACCATCGCCTGGCCCCCCGTGGAAGGGGCTGTCGCCTACGACGTGGAGTGGAAGAAGGACAGCGGCAACTGGATCCGCCTGCCGCGTGCCGGCGCCACCAGCGTCGATGTGACCGGCATCTACGCTGGTGGATATCTGGCGCGAGTGCGTGCGGTGTCGGCGTTCGACATCACGTCGGTCTGGAAGAGTTCGATCCTGACCCAGCTCAGCGGTAAGACCGGCGCGCCGCCGGCGCTGGCGTTCCTGCGTACCACCAGCGGACCGTGGAAGATCGGTCTGGAGTGGGGATTCCCGGCCAGTGGAGCGGCGGACACCGCCTACACCGAGATCCAGCAGTCGGTCACCCCGGGCGGCAGCGAACAGAACGCAACTGCCCTGGGCTTGTTCGCATACCCGACCGACACCCACACGCTGACCTCGCTGGCGGCCGGCGCTCGCCTGGCCTTCCGCGGGCGGCTGATCGACCGGACCGGCAACGTCGGCCCCTGGTCGGCCTGGGTCGACGGTATCAGCTCGACGGATGCGAGCGAGTACAACGAACTGATCACCAAGGAGTACGTCGAGTCCGCGCTGGGCGAGCAGTTCTTCGCCGACATCGATCAGATGCAGGTCGATATCAGTGGCCTGCAGGACCAGATCGACAATCTGACCGATGTGCTGGCCTACGACCCGACGAAGACCTACGCGAAGAACGATATCGTGCGGGTCGGCAACCGGCTGTATCAAGCGAAGCAGGCGGTGCCGCTCAACGCCTCTCCGCCGAATGCGACCTACTGGGCCGACATCGGACAGTCGATCGAGACGGCCAACGGCCTGGCCCAGCAGGTGGCCACCAACACTGCGGATATCACCGAGCTCGACGGTAAGGTCGAAGCGGCGGCTTCGAGCCTGGATGTTCTGCAGGCTGCCGCCCGCCGGGAGCCGGCGACCGGAGAGAAGGCCGATGCGCTGAAGGGCTGGGACACCATTGCTCGAGCCGCCACCGAAGTCACCGTGCGGGCGAACGAGGACGAAGCGCAGGCGAAGCGGACGAGCTTGCTTGAAGCGCGGACTGCAACTGCGGAGGGGCGCATTACCACGGTCGAGCAGGTGACCGCGAGCGACAGACAAGCCACTGCCCAGCGCATCGACCAACTTTCAGCGGAGGTGGGTAGCAACAGTGCGGCAATCCAGACGACGTCCCAGGCAGTGGCCTCTCTGGATGGGAACGTTCAGGCGCTCTACAGCGTAAAGCTCCAGGCCCATGCCAATGGGCAGTCGTACGCCGCTGGCTGGCAACTGGGCTTCGACAGCGGCACGAGCGTGACGACCATGGCGTTCCAGGCTGATCGGTTCCTCTGGTTCAACAGTTCCAGCGGGCAGACCGTGGCGCCGGTCTCGATCGTCGGAGGCCAGATGTTCATCAACAACGCGATGATTCAGGACGGTTCGATTACGAACGCGAAGATCGGCAACGTGATTCAGTCGACCGCACTCGGTGCCAACGGCGAGCCGCTGTGGAAGCTTGATAAAGCAGGGAGTTTGACGATGAACAGCGCAACGTCCGGAGGCTTCATGAGGCAGACAGCGGAGGCCGTTAAAGTCTACGACGCGAACCTGGTGTTACGGGTACAGATCGGGAATCTCGACGCATGAGCTATGGCATCCGAATTCGAAACGCAGCCGGAGGGATCGTGATGGACCTCACCGGCCAGTCGGCGCGGACTGTATATCGACAATCGATTGGAGCGATCACAGGAGGAATGGCAGTGAGTATTCCCGGCTTTGATCCCGCTCGTGGTGTAGTTTTCTTAATCTCAAGCGGCTACCCATTTGGAAACGTCCCTTCCTATAGAATATCTGGAAATGTAATTACGTTTTTGCGAGACGGATCTCCAAATGTTACCTATGTCCTGCATGCGGTAATGTTCTCATGAGCTACGGTATCCTTGTTCGAGGGAACAATGGGCAAACAATTATCGATGACTCAAACCCCTGCATGCATATTGTTGAAGGTGGGGTGTATGGCGTTCAAGGAGCGGTGGAAATTGTTGTAAACTACTCGGCGCCAATTAATTCGCCCTACGAGCCATATGTATACTTCTGTCCTAATGGGCCTCACCAGATTTATAGATTTCGACATCTGGGAGGGGCTGGGGCTTGGTCTGGATTTGCGTTTTACCAGTCTAGTTTCCAAGATACCGACCCGCCGGTATATGGAGGAAAGTGGAAGGCCGCAGCAGTCATGCTACCCCGTATAGGAGGGTGGGGCATGCATGTATTCGATGCTCAGTCGCGTGTCATGTTCGACAGTAATCGCGAGATTATACGGTTTGTTGGAGGGGCGCAGGAGTGGGAGTTATACGCACATAACCCTAATTGGCCCGGAGGTATGCACATGCAAACATGGGCACTTCCATATCCATATGGGTTGTCCACCTATTTTCTGGTGAGTCATTTTAATCTAAAGCATATCTATACTCTGGAACCCCCTCGTATAGGGTTCTTGTACAATTCCCGGGCCATGATTTTCGTCTCCTCGTTAGTTCCGGATGAGATCGGATTTAAGTTCAACTGGCCACTCATTGTTGTCGCGTAATTTGATGGAGGCTTAAATGGCATGGTATTCAGCCGGCACCGTCGCGGTGACAGAAAATAGCCCGACCGTCACCGGCACCGGAACTCAGTTTTCTTCTAATGTCCGGGTAGGCGACGCCTTTATTGCCCCTGACGGGCGCCTCTACGAAGTGAGCAACGTCGCCAGTTCGACGGTCATGTCGATAAAGCCCAACTACCGGGCAGCACGGCTAGCGGCCAGCCCTATGCGGTGGCGCCAATCCTGGGTTACGACAAGGAGCTGAGCGATCGATTCAACCTGATAGCGAACCAGTGGGGAGGGACGCTGGCCGGCATTCAGCCGTGGGCAACGGCACCGACGCCGGCCCAGGCGAGGAACTCGCTCGAGTTGCGCAGCGCCGCCCAGGCCGATATCGGTACAATGCTTGGAAACGCCATGCCGGTCGGCGCATTCGGGATTGGTTCTGAGCGTCCTGACCGAGCACCATCGATTCATCGTTATGCGACAAGCGTCGAGATATTCGATTCGACAACTGTTGACTCCGTGGCAACTGGCATTAGCAACGGATCTGTGTTGACGATCGGCTACGACGGATCCGACTTGCGAGGAGCGCAGATGTTTTTCGGCCAGGTGCCGGCATCTACGGTCAAAGGTCGGTGCGGGAAATTCTCGTCTGCCCCTATTTTCGAGTTCTACACGACTATAAACACGACGAGAGCAACCGACGGGACGCTTCGTGCTGCATCGCCGGTCGTGCGTATCGCCAACGTTGATGGGAGCTTGAGACCGGACCTCAACGAACTGGACTTCGAGCCTGCGGGGGCTTGGGGTGTAGCCAACGCAGAGGCCCGCGGCGTTACTGTTCAACGGCTCGCCGTTGGCGTCTACAAGGTCTCTGGTAGCCTGGGGCTAGCGAAAGAGGGCTGGCGCGTGATCGACCCTGCGTCTCCCGACGGCGGTCGCCCACTCGGTATCACTGATAGCGAACAGGCTGAGGATGGGACGGTCACCATCCGGCTCTTCAAACAGCGCTGGACACTCAGTGACGACGGCGAAATGGTGCTCGGGAAGGGCGCCCCACTGGATGTCCCGCTCAACAGTTGGATCGATGTCCGATTGTCGATGCCGGCACCTCCCGAGATGCAGCCCGAGACTCTATGACCAGCCCGCACTCTGCGGGCTTTTTTTTGTGCCTGGAGATCAGCATGCCTATCACTGAGCAGCAACTGCTGCAAATCCTCCCGAACGCCGGCCCTCGCGCCGGCGTTTTTGTTGGTGCGCTGAACCGCGGGATGACGCGCTTCGGTATCACGTCGCCTGTGCGAGTCGCCGCGTTTCTGGCCCAGATCGGCCATGAAAGCGGCCAGTTGACCCGCCTGGTGGAGAACCTCAACTACAGCGCGCGCGGCCTGGCTGCGACCTGGCCGATTCGCTACCTCGGCGCCGACGGGCAGCCCAACGCGTTGGCGCAGCGCCTGGCGCGCAATCCTCGGGCCATCGCCAACAACGCCTACGCCTCGCGCAACGGCAATGGCGACGAGGCCTCCGGCGACGGCTGGCGGTACCGCGGGCGCGGGCTGCTACAGATCACCGGCCGGGCGAACTACCGCGCCGCCGGCGCCGGGCTGGGCCAGCCGCTGGAGCAGGAACCAGAGCTGCTCGAGCAGCCGGAGTGGGCGGCGCTGTCCGCAGCCTGGTGGTGGTCGACCCACGGCCTCAACGAGTTGGCTGACCGGGGCGAGTTCGCTGCCATCACCCGTCGGATCAACGGCGGGCTCAACGGCCAGGCGGAGCGCCTGGCGCTGTGGGAGCGGGCCAAGGCGGTGCTGTCGTGATCTCGGCCCGCGTGATTTCGATCGCGCTGGCCTGCCTGGTGCTGGTCGGCCTCGGCACCGCCGGCGGTGTCTGGATCGGAGCGCGGCACTACCGGCCGCAGTTGGATGCCGCACGGTCGGATCTGGTCGCCTGCCGTGCCTCCCGGGGAGAGTTGGAGTCCGCAGTGGCGGAGCAGGTCCGGCAGGTTGCCGCGCTCCGCCTGGCCGGCGAGCAGCGCGCCCGGGATGCCGCGCAAGCTGTGGATCGGGGACGACAGCAGGCCGCCGAGCAGTATGCCGGAGCCCAGCGCCTGCTACGTGAACGAACCGCCGGCGAGCAGTGTGCGGCCGCCGAGGCGGTCATTGATCAGGAGTTGGGTCTATGAGGATAGTGCTGATGCTGGTGGTGTTCGCGCTGGCGGGATGCGCCGGCCGGCAGGAAGCCGAGCCGCGCACGGTGCGCGTAGAGGTGCCGGTGGCGGTGCCGTGCCGAGTGCCGGCGGTAGAAGTGCCGGCCTGGGCAGCGGCTGGGCTGAAGAAGAGCGACGACCTACAGACCAAGGTCCGTGCGCTGCTGGCAGAGCGTCGGCAGCGGATCGGTTACGAGGCGCAACTGCTGGCGGCCAACAGGGCCTGTCAGGATTAGGAGTAGACTACGGCCTTTTCCTACGAGGGCAGGGCATGCTGGTCATTCGATTCAAGGGCTGGTCGGTGAAACTCGACCACCAGGTGGGCAGCGCTGGGAAGTTCGGCATCTGGTCGTTCCACGGCTCGGAGAGCAGCTACGTACCGGACATGGAGACGATTCTCCGGCATGCAGCGATCCGGCCGGCGGAGCCGAAGGAGGGCGCCGAGGTAGAGGTATTCATCTGTGATGCACGGATGGCTCAGGACGAATGGCGGGCGGTAGGGACCGGCGTCGCGGCTTATGAGGCCGAGCGCTGAGGCTCGATCAACTGCGGTCCCTGGTTCCTCACGTTTCCGACGTCGCGGCTCACCGGATACCAAGTGAACGACTCGCTCGGCTCGCCCTGGTTCAGCACGATCTGCTCCGCGCGTTCCGGCGGCGTCGCAGGGTCAAGCCACTCGCGTGCCAGTTCGGATGACAGCACAACAGGACGCCGATCGTGGATGTCGACCATGCCGCCCTCGGCGTCCGCGGTAATGATCACGAACCCATGGTGATCTGCCGGTTCGTCATCGAGGCCAGGAAACTGGCCGATGGCCGCGCACAAGACCGGCGAGCCGTCAGCGTGCTGGATGTGATACGGCTGTTTCCGCGGCCCGTCCTCGACCACCCACTCGAACCAGCCTGAAACGGGGCAGAGCGCACGATGGCGCCACGCGGCGCTGAAGAAGCGCCCATGCGCCACTTTCTCGACCCTGGCGTTGATCGGCGCCACGCGATCGCGCGCCCAGAATGGCCTCCATCCCCATCTGATCGGCTGGGCGACCAGGGCATCGCCTTCGAGCCGTAGCGTCGTCACGGCCGTCGATGGCGCGACGTTGTAGCGCTGTGGCTGCTCGCCGACCAGGTTGACCAGCGCGTTGGGCATCGACAGCGCGTCGACGAACTCGTGAAGTCCCGTGTACTGCGAAAGCCTGCCACACATCGCATCGCTCCGGCCGAAGTGGTGCGGTAAGGGTAGTTCAGACCCACCGCCATGGCCGGAAATCGGCGGGTATCTGCTCGACAAGCAGCAGCGTGCCGCCGGCGTCGAGCTCGATCACGAGGCCGCGCACAACGCCGGCGCGCTCGAGCGCCTGTCCCAGGCGCAGATAGATCTGCCCGTCCAGTGGATCCTGGCTGATGTAGCCCAGCCGCTGCCGTCCCGGTGCCGGAGCATGGTAAATGCCTTCGCTGTCCACCGTACCGACAGCACGGCCGCCGTCGAGCACGTCGTAGCAGCAGTCCGCGCAGTAGTGCGTCTCGCGAGTTATGCCGTGCTCGATCGCCCATCCGTACATCCCCAAGGCGTCGGTGACCATGTCGTGGCGGTCCTGCAGGCCCACGATTCCGCACTGGTAGAGTTCGTTTGCCTCGCCCACCAGGTACAGGTACTGCTCATCCGCGGCGTACAGCCAGGCGGCATGCTGCCGTATCGCGGCGAGCCATTGGGTGACGCGCTGGTGGTGGCAATGCCTGGGGTCGGAGTAGGACAT